TGACCCGGTCGCGTAGATTTGATATGGCATCTGTGACGGGTACCCAGCATATGGTGCCGTCGTATACCACCAACCGGTTGGATAAGGTCCCGTTGAAACGTTCGAAGGCAGATTGATCTTTCCTCCCACGTTTGAGTCAGCCAACCACTCATATGTTGGCGTGTTGTTGTTGTAAGTGATAAATGGTACGCCAAAAAATTCTATGTAAATACCACTGTAGTTCGTGACAGTGGTACTCAGACTCAACGTGCCAAAGAAGAAACCATTAACAGGGGTGGGTGGGATCCCCAAAAGCACAGGTGCTGAGCCGGGCTGGTAGATGTAATTTGCGATGAATGATTTTTCAATAGTGAGCTGCCGAGAGACCTTTGCATAACGAGGCTCAAACGGGAACGACTTATTCCAGTTGCAATTGAGAATGGGCCCTAGGGTCGGGATGATAGCAGGATTGTGATTATCGAGTATGATCCAACCGGCCTGACCGTTGTTTGCATTAAAGACGTCGGCAAATACACCTGATGAAGCGGGAGTAACAGTAGTGTTGACCTGTCGGAAGTCTCCGAACGTACCAGGTTTGGTGATGAAAATGCTGGATCCGTCTGCGGCGAAACAGTCAGAGATCGCCGGCATCATCGAATCCCAATAACGCTCTGTTTGGTCGGTGAACTGCGATACACGAACATCACCCGCCCTCTCAACCCATGGTTGTAGTCGGAAATTCTTTGATCCGTTAATGATAGTGTCAGTAACGTTAGTAGACAACGTTGCTGGGATCGAGGTGAACTTCTTGATGGGTGGGAGTGGTACGGGCTTGAGGCCAGATCCAAAAGGCGTAAAAAAGAAATGGTTGAGGTTGAGTTGATCGACTCGATTGTCTGCAACGATCGTTGTTGCCAGTGATGCACTCAACGTGCTAATCATGCGCCTGCGTGCAGAGAGCGATTGTGTATTTGAACCGCTGAGGTTGCTGCTGGTGACTGGCAACATCGAGCCCATCATCACATTGTCGGTGAAACTGCCGCTGTATTCATTGCGATATGCGACTTCAAACTGATCAATGATGGGTTCTGCGCCGATCATCTCGTGAACAGCATCAGAGCCCAGTGGTTGGTTCAGCGTATCGTGGTATTCGACTCCCTCTTGCAGCAAGCTGCCATAGAGTGTTACGTTGATAGCCCCTGTCATCAGAGTCACATCATGAGACAATGATCCGGAGAACTGTGGGTATCCGACATTGCTACGAGTGAAGATGAAAGGCCTCATCTTTGAGATGCTCAAGACTAGCTTGTCGCCTGGCATCACGAGATATGGCGAGGGGAAGTGACTGATCAACGGAATTGCGGCATTGATTGATCCGGCAAAAGCGCCGGCCCCATTCAACACTGCAGATTGTTGTCCATCCAACGAGGAGATGAGGAATGGATTGGGGACCTTTCGTCCCGTTGCGTCACTAGCGCCTTGATAACTGACGTGCTCATTTCCAAGGGTCGATCGACCAGAACTCTCGAAACCTAGGCCGCCTCGCCCCATGGGTGAAACTGAGATGACTTTGACGCTCTGGCTTCCGACCGTTGACAGGTCGATGACCGGTTGAGTGAGCAGCAGATTTTTCGTGAGTTTCTTGTTTTCAGCGGCAGTGCTGTTGAGTTCAACCTGATACTTCACCACCATGCCCACCGCGTTCAAAGCGACGGCCTGCACCGTCACTGAACCGGTGAAGTTGTTGTTGACGTCTGGGTTGATGACACCACCCGCCGGGTCAGCATAGGCCTTGAAACCTACGGGCCTAACCTGGTACGAGGAGTCGTAGCTCGTATTTGAGATGACGACGTTCTTTGTGTTGTCGAGCGCATGAGTGATGGTACCCGTCAGGATCAGATCACGAACAGAGGGCGTGTCGCTCTTAGCATGAAGTTGAACGCTGCGATAGAGCGCGACTGTCATCGCCGGACCGGCAAAATCAAATCCAGTCTGATTGCTGATGTTTGGAACGGGTCGCCAGACTTGCGTACGATCTGCGAACCAGCCGGGACCTACGGCAACTGGGATTTCAAAGACAGCTTTTTCAATGATGAAAGGCGCGTTGATTGGAATGGTGAAGGTCTCATCCGGCGTCGGACGGTACTCTTCGTTATTTCGAATGCTCTTACCAAATGTCTTACCGACAATCGCTGCAAATGCAGAGACGTCATACGAACTGCCGATCGACGGATCGGTTTGATCTGCTGTCGTGTTCGGCTTGTGAGCTCCTGAGGCGATGAGGTTACCGATGGGACCAAAGCCTCTTGCGTCCTCTGTGATTCGCTCATTCAAAGAATCAGTCAAGGAATTTGCGATGTCGCCGCCGGCATTGACCCCGGGGATGATGGCGGGAGGCAATGACGATCCGTCTCCAATCGAGTAGTTCGAATGGTTGGGAACTTGCCAATTCTGTACCTTAGAGTTGTAGTAGTAGATGGTCGAAGCGCTTGGTGGCATCGCCGTTGGGAACGAGACCGGCAATGAAAATCTGATTTGTGTCTTAGACTTCAGATTTTGATCAAATCCATTGGCAATGAATTCCGGACTCGTTCCTACGTCGAAGAAAGAACTCGTCAGCGTCGAAAAGTCTTGTTCTGGACGTGATGATTCGTTGAATGCCTCTACCGATTTGATCGGTCGTTCGTTGACGTATTGTTCAACCGCACTCTTGACGACGCTACCTGTCACCATGAAGTCGCCAGAAAATAGATTCTGTCGCTCAAAAGTACCAACCCCGCTGCCTCCAAAGAAACGCGGCAGGGTCGTCGGGTAATTGACCAACGGTGGATTTAAGACGGTGCCCGTGAGCATGGGATTGATGGAGCTGCTCACGCTCGCACCCACGTACGTCATCTGGACGAATTGTCCAGCATAAGGTTGGGGCGGATCCGTTATGCCCGGAATGCTGATTGGGCCGCCAGTGTTGATATTGTTGGCAATTTCTGCGTTATCACGCGACTCTGCATAGAGCGTGACAGTCGCCCCTGCTGCGATCGGAATGTTGACAGTGTAGTCAATCGCAAAGACGCTGAAGATTCCGCTAGTTCCTCTGTTGAGGTAATAATCCTGCGCAGGATTCGAAACGCTCAGTCGATAGACGTTCCAATTACTTCCACCAGGCGCGCCGCCGATTTGAAAGGATCCGCTGCTGGTGCCGCCGCTGTAAGATTGTTGCTCAACAACGCCACGAATTCGTAATGAAACATTATAGACAGATCCGGGTTCTCCAGCTAGGACCGCAGTCTGAGTGCTCGTGGCAACCGTGCTGTAGACCTGTGACGTGAGATCAGAAATTCGTGGCAACAACCACTGCAAGCCATCGAGTGCGGCTCCAAATGTCGTTCCGGCAGGCGAAAGGCTACTAATACCGGTGTAAGTTGGCGCGATTCGATCGTCATAGGTTGGAATGCCGCGACCCAATCGAGAGTCACCGGTCCTCGCCACAAGAGGCAGGCGCAGTTCCGAGTCAAGATTTCGGATCATCTTTCGAGGCAAAATTTTGCGACGATTAACGGGTGGACTAAAGGCAATGACGCAACCCGAGGTATTAAGACCGGGCCAATTACGCCATGGCAAAAGATTGACAGTGTAAGGAACTGCTACGTTGTAGTAACTGACGTCTTCTGAACCGAGCGCGGGAAGGTCAGTGTAGTTGGGATCATAGTCATAACCACCGTAGATGTTTTCTCTACGATTTCCCTCGCGGTACCCTAGACCGACCGAAAAATCACGAAAACGATTGGTCCCATTGGGCATGAAGATGCCACACGTCGCTCCCTCAAACTGTTGATTAGTCGCCGGACGCTGGATGGTCGTGCGTGGCGAGTAGCGGTATTCGATCGTTCCATTTTCATATAGAACCACTTCGAATCTAATGACAGACGAAGGTGCGGCGTAGTTGCTGATCGATGCCCACCTGACGATCAGACGCCGGCCTTTGTGGGAACGAGCATCAACGTAGTAACTGACACCGTATGATGACGGATTGTAAAAGTTAGGAGGCGTCTCGATGCCAGACGCAATGCGTTTGAGCTTGTCAACTGAGTAGGCACTGATGTTGTTGAGGTCAGAGGGCTTGCCGGCACAATTTCGCAGATCGTCAAACCACGGCGCCAACAATACGTGTTGGTTGGTGAACGTCGGCTTGATGCCTGTGTTGACCCATTGAGCGCTGACAAGAACGTCAGAAATGTTGAATGCCGTGACAGTCGGGTCAATTAGAACCATCCACCCATTGGTGTTGACTGCAAAGTTTTTGTAGACGATGCCATCGATTTGAAAATCAAAACCGATCGGAATTCCGCCGCTCATTGCATCGTCACGTGCCCCGTCACCCGCACCATCAGGAGCTTGTGTGAAACGAGTGTTCGAGACGTTGGTTAAACCAACGCTCGAATCGACCACACGCGTCAGGATGTAGTTCTCAAACCTGCGCGGCGGCGGAAGCCGTGTTGTCCGATCGGTGCCTGACATGTCAGTACGTCTGTCCTCCGAACGTGAGAGAGTCAGTGCCGACCCCTCCGTTGTCATCATAGTACCACCCGCAGGGTGCTGAGCGCTGAGTGTGACGAACGTAGTTGTCGGTGGACCCGGTCATCAAGGACAAGGCTGCCAACATTTCAGGACTTTGGTGTCCAGAGACCTGAGACTTATCTGCGGTGTTTCTGATCAAGCGTTCATCAACGAAAGGAAGAATCGAGGTGAATTCAAAGCGGAAGAACCCATTCAACGGACGTCCCGTTGGGACGAACACCGGTGTGAAATCTCCCTCTCCGACATAGGTGCCTGAGAGAGGAACTCCCCCTGACCATGAACCGCTAGCGAACGTTCCGCTCTGGACGGTGTTTGAATTCAGAATGTCGACCATGTCTAGATAACCGACATGCTCACGACCTGGCTCGAAGGAGTAGACAGAAACGACCGAGTCAGTTCCATTCAACTGATTTCCGTTTCCATTTCCGAATAGGCCTTTTACAGAGTGTGATTCATAGGGCGCTTCGGTCGAGAAGTGAGCGACTACTGCGCGGATCGTCAGGGGTTCAATGATGCCGTTGAAGTAGTAATTTTCAGCCTGATCATTATCGCCTGTGATGATTGGGAAGGTGAGAATGTTCCACCACAGGGGCGACAGGTTCTCTTGGGCACGCAGATACCTGACCGGATCAAACAGGTCGAGTTCTGTGTATCCCGGGTCGGGAAAGAAGTTCTTGTCCATGCCGAACCGATTGGTTCGTAGCTGGTGTCCAGGTTCACCTGACCAGATCTTTGCAATGCCGGCATCGTATTGACTTTGACGAGTGATCTCAACGCCTTGAACGTATGGATCAACTGCACGAGTGTCCATTGCACCCGATAGGCTTCCCGTCGTTCGTGACTTGATGTTAGCCTGTTGAGGACCTTCATCAAAGAACAAGGTGTCATGAACGGGCAGCGGCGAGAACAGTGGCTGGAATGCCACTGGGTGGTCGCTTAGCATTGTCTGTGATGAAGCGCTGAATATTAGAACGTCAGTCATCGGTTAGTACTTTCTGATCGACCCGACGATCTGTTGCAGGAGAATGACGGCATCGAGGTTGTTCCTGATGCTATCACCCATGTAGATCTCGTTGAAAAAGTATTCCTGCTTTGCCCGCTCCAACATGTGTGATTCAATAGTGAAATTGACCCCCTTGAAGCGCGTCTTCTTCGGGATCAACTGTTGAATGAAAGTGCCTATTGAGGTGTCAAACCACCGGAAAAACTCGAAAAATGCCTGGAAGTTCAACTTCTCTTTGATTCGATTGAAGTAAACGTCCCGCAATCGAGCTAGGTCTGGGTAATCAGGTGAGAACACTAGCTCCGGCGCGCCGAGCGCGTTGTCGATGGCATCCAGCGTTGAGAATAGGGTGACGATGTCACGATTCAATGCATCAATCAACGAGAACTCGATGATAAACCTGACATCGTCGGTCGGATGTTCGCTCTTCACAAGCTCGTAGACCGGCGCGGCGCTGGCCCACGGCGTCGTATCAATGAGATCTTGATCTAGGAATGAACGATTTCGTACCTTTTCATCGTTGGTCGCTTCGTCAAAGTATGGACTGAGGTAGCTCAAGTCGAAGACCTCACCGACGACGATGTCACGTTCAATCGGGAAGCCGCTACCGGTCATGTGGAAACCGTTCTCGCTAAAGTCTAAGAACACGATCGATCCAACGCTCGATGTAGCCTCGGCACGTCGAACCAACTGACGTTCCATGGTGTTCATTCGAAGGTGTCCGAAGGAACCAGTCTTGGTGTGGACGTAGTTCCAGTGAGTCAACGGGTCTTCAACGCCGACTGAGTTGTAATTCCGGATGTGTTCACGCCATTCGGTCTCAGTCAAGGCCTGTGACCAGAACCTAACGTTAGACATCCGACCATTGAAATAGGTGACGCGTGCCTCATCAGGGGCCGCAGAAATATCATTCAGGTGGAGGTAATTGGCTCCAGTACCCGACAATAGATGTGTGTTGAGACCGACCTCGAGCAACGTGCCTGAAGCATTTGATGCGGGTAAGAGCTTCCGAAAGACGTTGTTGCCGGTCGGATTTTCCTGAAAGAATGACGACGTCGTCTCAAGGAATTCGATCTGTCCGGCATTCTGGTAACCGAGGCGTAGAAAGTACGAAGATGAGATGGGGCTCATGAGCCCATCGTCGCCGCGGCGGCAACCAAAGCTGACGTTCCACTTGTCAAAATTGAAGATGCCTGGGATCGGCGTCTTCAGCTCCAAGCGCAAGACCGGTGAGGTCGTCTGGTCTCCCGGGCGGACATAAAGAACCAGCTTGGGGTCCAGTGATGAAGAGACGGCGATGAGGTTGGCAAGAATGCCATGGCTGCCAAAGTTGCTGCCGGTGACTGAACCGGTGACAGCCAGACGTGCCAGCGATTGCGTGGCAGATTGCATCAACTTTTGAGAGGCCGGCGTGTACTTTACAATTCCTTCCCAGGTCCAGGATCCTGAGGTCAAGAGTCCGTCTGAGGGATTGTCGCTAATACCCTGAGGCGGGTATTTGCCCTGCTGGACGAAGGTTCCGGCAGGCTTGGGAAAACCCGGTTCAATTCGGGAGGCTGACAAGAAAGGAGACGTCGCCAGGCCCGCGGTGCTGAATTGCACCATGGTTCCAGGTTCGAGCTTTGTCTCACGCGAGAACGACAACTGCTGTGTCGTAGGACCTCCAAATTCACGGATCCTGACGTTGTTTCCCGGGTCAATTCCGACCGCACGCAAGAAAGACTTGATGCTGTGTTGCGTGCCTTTTGATTTCATGACATCGGGCAAGTTGACGAGCACGCGGCGCAGCAGGCTGTTCTGTACCTGGCGCAGCGTTTGTTCGCTTGTCGTGATGTCCTGCAATTCGATGTTTTCACCACGAATGTATTGCTCCAGCGTTGAATCGTTGAAGAGCGGAGGCAGGTGAAAGCCAAATCCCTTGACAGCGTCTAGTAGAAAATTGTCGGGGACGGTTTCGTTTGTGTCATAATCGACCGTCTTCAAGGTGCTGAAAGCATCGACAAACAGCTTGACCTCATCAAAGAATCTTGCCCAGATGTACAGCAGTGAGACCAGGATTTGGACGTTGCCCATCTTTCCTTGTCCTGGGATTCCCGTACCGGCATATGCATCGCCGGCCGTTCCTTCAGGTTCTAGGAATCCATCCTGCAGGGCACCCTCAAGCAGGTAGTGTTGCGGCACCAGCTTGGTGATCAAGTTAGGATTAGCTTGATCGTATGCGCTAGCAGTTGTCAACAGTCGATTGTTCAGCTCGATTGTCTTTGGAAAAGCCGGGAATAGAACAATCGTGCTTTCCGGACGCTCGTAGGCTATTGGATTTTTGACGTCTGTCGCGGCGTCTAGTCTCAAACTTGCCGTGAAGTTATTGATCAGTGAATGTAGCGATTGACCGCTCGAGTCCAACACAATGGCATTGATCGGATCTGCGAGGTGAGAAGTGATGGGAGGCGGCGGCTCATTGAACCGATAGTAGAGAACCAAGTCGTCAGTCGCAAACAAATTTTTGGCTGCATATGCAGCCTGCTGCTGCGGCGTTCGGGCTGAGTGAAAGACTCTGAACTCATCAATGACGCCAGAAAGAGTCTGAACGGGTGTGACGATTGATGTTCCTAGTTGAACTTGAGTTCCGCTGCCGATGATGAAGGACGATCCGTCGATCTGAAGATCGCCTATCTCAACTTGAGTTGCAGACTCGGCTGCTGGTTGAGAAAGAAGGAAAGACTCGAGAAAGGGCAATCCGCTGTCACGATTCAACTCCACGGCAACGTGGTTGAAGATCCCCTTTGTCAGTTGCACCGGGACTGACATAAATGACGAACCAGAGACGACCGAAAATACTCCTCTGACAGTCGAGGGATCTGAGGATGACGTCAAGTAGAAGGTGAAGCCCTGGGTCGAACCTGACATCATCTGGCAAATGACCTGGACGTCGTTGGCAATCGGAGGCAGATACAACTGCATCTCGATCGTCATTGACTGTGAACCCGTTGGATTCAGTACCGGTCGGCCGCTGCTCTCTTTTGAGAGTTCGGGGAACAGTGCTCCGATCTTGTTTTGAACGATGATGTGAGTGCCGGCGCTTGGTGATGTTTCACCGACTTGAGAGCCCGAAAACAGGAGCTCGCCTCTGTACCTCGGAAAGTTGTCGAAGACCCACTTGTCAAAACCGCTCAGTTTTTCAAAGAAGACTTCATTCTCACGTCGAGTTCCATCAAACGGATATCCGTTGATGATCGAATCAAAGGCAAGGTTGACCTTTGCCTCGGCAGACATGAAAAACGTGTGATGCTCAAATCTCGACCAGTCAACGTTGAGTTGCTGTGATGATTTTAGACCGGCAGAGTGTGGATCGTACTGAAACGATGACGTCGCAGCGATGTTCGTGTCGGCAACGTCGCTCCACGTAAGCGTCAGCGGCCGGCTGCCAGACATGGCGGCTCTCAAGAACGACGGGACGTAAGGACTCGGCTTGCTGATTGCCATGCGGCAGCGACCTCAGAGGCTACGTATCAGATTCTACGATGTATCGCCCACTCTGAACGCTGCCGAGGCTGCCTTATAGAGCTGTTGGTTATTTCCAGTGACGATCATGACATCAATGACGTAGCTGTGTCCTCGAGTCAAGTTAGACGCATCAAGTTTGAAATACATCCCGGCAGAATCATTGCTGAGTCTGGTAGAGTTCGTTGTCAGGTCGAACGGCACAGCGATGAGGCCGGTGACAACGTCTCGAACCTGATAGTGGACATCACGTACAACGATGCCCGGAGACTCGACGGGAAGTTTTACGGCCTGGGTGAAGTATGGATGCGTGTGATCAAAGATGTTGACACGCAAGATCGTCTGTTCATCGACGCCCATCGAATCACGAACGCCGAGGACCGTGACTTCAAACCTACGTGGGTCGAGGGCCTGTGAACCACGTTGCGGCGGATAAACCGTGATGGGATCACCGGTAAGATAAGTCACCGTTCCGTCTAGTGATTTCCAAACAGGGGTGAAGATCAGAGATCCGGAGAATTGCCACTGCGGTTGCAACACAACGTCGGTGGAAGGAATCATGACTGAAGCTGAGTAGATTCCGACTCGAGGGTTGTGGTTTGAAAAGTGTTGCGACCCGGTGAAGTACAGCGAGTAGGTGCCACCTGACACCGGAGTGACGAGCTGTAGTAGCAGGTTGTTTAGACCTGTCACCGGAGTCGAGCCTGAGAGCAGATTAGCCGGAGCTGATCTGACGTAATTGTAGAGGAAGAGGTAACTCGGTGAATCGAGGTACAGATTGTTCGTGTCGTCCTGAACGGAGTCATCATAACGAACGTAAAGTTTGGGACGCAGGTCTTCGTTAAACGCGGTGCGACTAGCGAATCGTTTTACGAAGTACGTGTGTTGGTCGCCCTCCAACGAAGGGTCGAAAGAAATTCTCAAGCCAACGTCGGGCAACAGACCAGCCAACGTCGCGCTCACGATGGTCGTTACATCGATGTCAAGGTCTTCTTCCCCGGTGACGAACAACTGTGATGATTTTAGTGAAGTTCCTGCGCCGACCAGCGCCGACGCGGTGAGATAATCACAAGGTGCAGAATCGTCTCCACCCTTGCCACACCCCGGTGCCGACCATGGTCCGCCCGCGAGCGAGGCGGTCAGCCAACTACACGCGTCTGAGTCAGAAAAGAAGACGACGTCTTTGCCCAAACCTTCATCGAACGAGGCTGACAGAGGATAAACGGCGACCGTGAAGTTGTCAGGAGTGGGTTGACCACCGTACACGTCATGCAGGTGAAGCCGACATGAAAAACTAGATGCTGACGGATCGACCAGTCCGGCGGCGACAGCGCTTCGAAGCGGTCCTAGGTCGAACTTCACCAAGAGACGAGTCAACTCGGTGTTTGGCAGATGTGTCGAGCCAGACGTGGTCGACGTCAACCCGTACAACTTGAAGAGGTCCAGCGATCCCGCGTCGCCGACATTGGCACGGACCTGTGACTCTCCGTTGACATAACGGTCCGTGATGTAGGCATCCTTGAGAGGTCGTAGGACTTTAAACATCAGACTGAAGCCTTCCCGATGATGTCAACGTCAGGGTAGCGTACCTCAAAGATGGCGCCCGCGGGTGGAAAGACCAGCCCGAGTCGTGTGTTAGACCCGACGTCGAAGGTCTCCCTGCTGTACGATCGATTGTTGACCGTTCCCACCATGTTGTCGAATCGAAGTTGGTTGATCGAGATGATACCCGGAACCTGGAAGATGATGTTCGTCAAGTCGGACATGACCAAAGGTTGATCGATATGGAAATTTCCGATGTTGAAGTACTTCTGCAATTTGGTCAGGACGTTCTGGATGACGATGGTCCTGTTGAGCGACGGATCGATCAACACGTCAAAACTGAATGACAAGTTGATGACACGTGCGTCAAGGACGTCGATGGCATCGCTGATCATTCGGTACGGATTGAGGTATTTGACCAAGTTTCGTTTCAGCGTGTCCGGAGACACGATCAAACGATTGTTGGTGTCGCGGGAGACGATATACAGCTGGGTTGCCAACGGGTTGTTTGGATTTGATCTGATGGCGGCGCGGAAGACACGACCGAAATTTGAAGGAATGGTGTAGACGCGAGCCAACAGGTCCTCACGAGTCACGATTCGTTCCTGAGAGTTTTTGATTGACGGGATCAGGGCTTTTAGATCGTCAGTGCTCGGAGCATCTTCGCCACCCGCGGCTCGAACTTTGTTGTTAACCTCAATACTGTTACGAACCGCGCCGGCGACTGCAGGCTGCGGATTGCCAGGGAAAAACACATTCAGCACCCGTGCCGACTGAATGTTATCCTTATCGACGTTATGATTCAATCCACCACCGTAACGGTAGGTGATTGAGTAGGTCGTGTTCGCCGCCGCGACGCCCAACGTGGTCGTCGACAACAATTGTTGTGGGTTGACCGGCACTCGAGAGAAGGTCTTCGTGTATGGAAACGCGATGGCAAATGTTGAAGGATCCGGGATGATATCATCCTGAAGCGTCTCTGCGTTACCACCCCCGAACGTCAAGGTGGTCTTTCGCGAGCTCAATTCGGTCGTAGTGATGTATCGATACGGCGCAGGGATCAACTTGATAGTGTCTGGTACCAACTCGTTATCCTTGGCCGTGTTCAACACGTTTTGAAAGACAACATCGTGTGTTAGGGCACCAACTTTGTAGTAGATGTTGCCCAAAAGATCATTGACTGCGATGATTTCAGAGACGTCTGAATTTTGTAACGTGATCTTATTGAATGGAACGAAGTTCGAACCGACCGTCACGCTCTCAGTCGTCTCCAGACCTGAGATGCACAGGCCTGAGGCTGCCATGATGTAAGACGTCGGAGTGCCCGAATTTGACTTCTGTCCGATCCGGACTTCAGCTTGCAAGACCCCGTCAGATCGTCGGGCGAGAAAATTGATGTCTTCGATCAGATTGAAGACAACGCCGTTGTTTGCTGTGAAACTTGAGTTGGCCTTGATGATCGGAATCGCATCAGGCAACGGCTGTGAGACGCCATTGATGATCGTGGCCGGAATCTCTACGTAAACAGTGACCGGACATAAGGCAGGGGATGCGCCTACGATCGGAACGCCGGCAGAATTCAACGCACGTTGGATGTTCGTCGTCTCAACGGCCGTTTCCGGATTCAACTCACCATACTGGTGGTCGAGGTAGAAGGACATGTTGTCGCCCACGTAGGCGGCAAAGTCCAAGAACAAGCCTCCCAGCGAGGACTCAGAAAAATCTCGGATCTTGTCCGGGTAGTACGCCCTAGCATACTCCAAAAGATTAGCCCGAAGTGAATCAAAATCTTTTGCTAAGTACTTGCGTTGACGCACTACCTTGATGTCGTCTCGTTGGAGTGTCATGGCCGCCGATAAGTAGAAGCTACGTCAGATTGCATACAGCTGCACCTGAAGCTTCTTGCTTCTGATGTTCAGGCTTGGAATGTTGTATGTGATTGACAGGTTGATGATTGCAGTGTTGTGATTCTGTTCACGATCAGTTGATGATAAAAAGTCCTCGAGGTCAATGTACGGCATCCAGCGCCCGACGGCGGCTCGAATTCGAGAGATCGCCTGAGCGTCAAAGTCATCCAGTGAGACCAGGTCTGACATCAGCGGCCGTAGATTGGCACCGAAATCATAAAATCCCAGTCTTTCACCCCAGTTAGTCAAGATGAGGTTTCTGAGGTTGTCGCTAAGCTGAGCGCCTAGAGCGTCGTTGGTCTGTAACAGATCGTCATTTCCCAACGCCAAAGGGGTCTTGATGCCGATCGGCACTGCAGTGCGTACGAGCGCGCTCGCCTCGTTGTCGGCCTGCGTGACTCCTGATGACTTGAAGGAGAACGAACCCATGACCCTAACTAACTTCAGCTGGGCAGGATCAACCCGGTTGCGATTCCCGCAGTCTTAGTGATGACGCCCCCAGCACCGACGATCATTCCCAGGATGTCAACGATCACCATTGCAACGATATCTTGCATGTAGACCAAAAGTGAGGCGATCAAAATCTTCGGAACGATCGGAATTAGTGGCGCGAGGAGCGGTAACAAGAGATCAAATGCGATCTTGATGACAGCACCAAAGTCTAGACTGATCAACTTCAAGACGAGGCCGATGTCCGGAGGCAGGACAAGTTGGGCCAACAAATCAAAGGGCAATTTGATGAGTCCCAACAGCAATTGAGGCAATGCCAAGGCTGCATCGATCGCCAGTGAAGGTGGCGCCAATCCAAATGAAAAATCTGGAAGCGATGGTGGGATGGGTGGAATTGGCAATGACGGAGGCTTAAGCTCGATCCCAAGATCCGCTAATTTGATTAGCAACTTGGGTGGAGGCATGATGTTTGCCTTGACGGCGAGATCGGGTAATGCTACCGGAAATCCATCCAGATCTGGAAATGCAACCGAAACATCGAAAAGCGGAAACAACGGCGTCGAGCCGTTGGCGTCGAGCGCGGTGGCGGTCTTTGCTAACAATAGGTCTGGAAAGATCATGTTCCAGGTGGGCGACTGTTCTGGGTTGTTCAGCGTAGTCACCATCATCGCCGCTAGGGGATCCGGATCAAACCAAAACAGCGGCTCCATCTTTAGCGTGGTCGCATTTGGAATGATCGGTCCTGGCGCTGGTGGGAACGGTAAAAGTCCGGCAAAAAGACCGCCGGCCGTTCCATCCGCGTTCCCCGTTGCTAGCAACTTGCAGACTTGAGCGACGTAGCCTGCGCGACCCGCCTTTGTCAGCTTGCCAGCCTCGAGCATGCCGATGCCTGTGAGAATGGGTCCGTATGGGCTGCTCATTTGATCAACACTCTCGTTGCGAACGTTCCATTGAGAGGTCCAAATGACTCCTTGGACCCAATCGCACCGCCCATCGATGATACGATGGGAGCGGCCGGCGGGAGACCCGCGCCCGGAACACCGGGCATGCCCGGGACTCGACCGACGCTTGTGCACAGTGGTGCCAAACCAGCATCGGGTCCACCCAACCTGATCAAACCACTGTCACCAGGTGTGAAAATGATGTCACCATTCACTTTCAGAATAATCGATGCACACTTCATGGGGTCTGCATCCACATCTTTGACGCCATTTTCACCGGTTTCTGTGGCACCGGTGACCAAGATGACCACATCATGGCGCGCGACGAGACGAATCTTGTCGGTCTTGACGACGATCGCTCCTTCACCATCACTGTCTTCGATCGGCTTCGGAGACGCGGGAGCGTCGGAGTGTTTTTTGACGACCTTGTCAAGTTTGAAGTTCTTGTCAGGTTTTGTCTTCTGTGCAATCAGAATGCGACTACGATCATTCTTAAAGTCAACATCGCCTTCTTTTTCGGCGAGTACTTTCTTGTGCTTACCGAGCTCTTTCCGACCCAGCGGCGTGTTCTCGACAGCTTTGCCCGCCGTGTCATCCGTCTGACCGCGACCGACGACCAGGTCAATTGTTCCTGACTTACCACCCGACGTGTCGTCCTTGACGGCTTTTGGCTTTTTCCCCTTCTTGGGATCATCTTCATATTCTGAAAGAGGACCGGTTCTATCAGTTCCTAACACGATCAACGTATTGTTACTGCCTTCGAGAACCGTGTCTGCTGGTCGCTTGCGGTACCGTGGGACTGATTCGTAATCAATCATTGATGAAGCATCTGTCTGCGAGATCAACTTAGGATAAGCGATGTCGACAGAATCACCTGGCAACGACATTGTCTCAGCGATGGTGTACCGTTGGCCGTCTTTGCTGTCGACAGCTCCATTTCGGAACTCATAGACCGCATCATCAGAGCCCTCAAAGAGGTCGCTAAGACCGGGCAGGAATGACTTATCGAAGGCCCGATCGGCATGAGTGTAGTTGACATCCTCAACAAAACTAGGCCCGACAATCCGACACATCCAGTATCCGATCTCGTGGACCTGTGCTGCGGGATTTTCATAGATTGCCCAGACGTGTTCGCCAGGCTTACAAGGCAACGACAGGTGAGGAGGAAAGAACGGATAGAGCACCATCACCTTTTCTGAGGCGCCAGACCCGGGTTTCATCACCGGCCGCGCAATGATGCTATTTCGTGGTGCCACTGAAGCGTATGCGATGTTGCTGACGCCTAGTTCGTGCTCGTAGTACGATAGCTTTGTCTTGTCTAGGATCGTTGGGTCGCTAATGACTTCCAACACGACCATTCGAATGAAGGTCGTTGCACCACCTGGTTTGCTGCCAAAAAGTAGTCGATCGTGCTCGACTTCGTCGAACCGTCCTTCAGTGATGTGTTTGGTGTCGTTTTTACCCACGGCGTGCCTCGTATCTTACGTACCGGCCACCATGAATCAACGCCCTTTGATCTTCTCGAACATATCATCAGGATTGATGGCCTCATCGCCACTCTGCGCCTTAGCAATGAGCTCAGCTAGCTTGATAAGCTGTTCATTTGAGCGTGACATCCTCTCGATGTAGGTCGCGACGGTCTTACCATGTACTGCATGTTCAGTCCCCTTGTCGCCGCAGATACGAACCAACTTGGTGAACATCACATATGAGTTCTGACGATCTGCGACCGCATTTTCGTAGATCTCTTTCCAGAGCTGACGTTTCTTATCGTCAAGAGATTCAATGCTCTTTAGCAGGTCGCCGAAGTCTTGAATTTTTTGTTCGACACTACGTTCGCTGACCTCGACGATTCCGGCTAGCGGTTTTTCTTCGTCTGACATGGATCACCCGAATAGAAACAATTTGAACTTTGAATCGACTTTCATCCGACGGTAGTGTTTTTTGATGCTTTGCATCGTCGTCGTCAATTGTTTAGGACTAAGCCCGGACAACTCCCTCATGTAGAGGAGGATGGCACTTTTGTTCAGTAAGTCAATTTCATCAATGTTCTCAAAGATGGTGATGATGCTATTGATACAAGCGAGTTCATTCTCGGTCTTGACCTTGCTGCGAATCTCATAGAGCATTTCTACAATGTTCTCTGCGGAGGATGCCATCTCTAGGACGTGATCTTGACCTGGAATCGTGCAATGATCTTCAACAATTCGACTCTCATTGGCTGAGAGTGCCTCAGGATCGTCCAGACTGACGCTCCGACGCATGCGTTGGCTTTTTTGTTTCGTTCGAATGATGAGCCAATTTTTGGCGACTACGTTGAAATATGAGAAAGCGTTGGTGCCACGCTCTCCATCAAACTTACCGATCGTTTCAAATAAGAAGTTGACGCAATCATTTTTCAGATCATCATAGCTGTCATACAGGCTGGTGAACTTGTGAATGTTGATCAGGTTTTCTGTCAACTTCTCAAAGGCCGGCATGATCTCTTTGACGTAGAGTCGTTCTCGTTCTTTTCGATCATCTTTTGCCTTCTGATAATCGCAGATGGCACGCTGAGTGTTGGCGTTGAAATACATCCGAGCCTGTTTCGCCTTCGCCTTTTCTTCAGGCGTCATCGGCGGAGGAGGCGGGATTTCGGCGACCACGGGCATCGCTGGCGCGGCTGTCACTGCCTCGACTTGTTTCTTACCCTTTCTCATCGTTCTGTCTCGTCTTCCTCGGCATAGTCATCTTCACCGTACATGACGACCTTGCCGGCGATGGCCAACACTGCGTTTTTAGCACGCTTGATGTTGGAAACCAGGTCACGAATGACGGGTTCATCACTGAGGACCGGAATTTCAGCGGTCGCAGCGATGGCAGTGTAACATTCATCTAGAATATCAAGTGATTCCTCAATGGTATCGACCAACGTCTCACGCTGATCAGCGAGGGCAAGATTCTTGCGAACGGTGATGACGTTGAGCCAGATTGAACCGGCTAGCGCCAACGTCAGAAGAACCACGAGGACCCAAATCATCCGATGAACTCCTTCAAAGCTTCATCATACATCTTCGAGATGCTATCGAGACTGTATTTGTCGCGAAGCACCTCTCCAAGTTCATTTGCCCACTGCTTTGGTGTGCTATGACTCTGACGAAACTTGCTTACTCGCTTCTTGAAGTCCTCTTCTGAGGGATTGGCCCAACGTGCGCCCTTGACAAAGATCTTATTGTCGACCCTCGACGGGTGTACCTCGCCAAGTTGGTAATAGACGCTGATGTACTTACCGTGCTTCAAAAAATCGAGGTGTCCGGACCACCCCGTTGCGATGACGGGAAGGTCACTCGCTGCAGCCTCGAGGATCGGAAGGCCATATCCCTCACCTCGAGTCAGGGCAACGAGAGCCTTGATCTGGGGATGGCGATAAAGCGAGGCGACCTCGGCCTCTGACATGTCTCCGTGTAGCAGAGTTGCCTTGGGGTAGGCACTGCCGCGTCGTGATTCGGCGACGACTTGTGAGAGTAGACCTCGGGTCAGGCCACGATCGATGCGACTGTTCTTGCCGACGTTTGTCTTGATGACGATGCCGACTTCCTTGTCGTCTTTGAATGTTTCACACAACCACTTGATCGAATAGAAAATGTTCTTTCGATCGCTCTCGGGATTGTTGCCGGTCAATTGACCAAAGATCAGAAAGTTGAACGGCGTCGAAAATTCCGGCAAAGTTGGAAGATTGGTCGATCTGATCGCATCACAGTATGCCTCAGGGATGACGTAGAGTGGCTTCGTCAACTGACCCGACGCCGCCAGGCACTGTTTGGTGTGCTGTGATGGGACGACGACCGCGGTCATGTTATTGCACGCTGCGACCCACTCCGGATTACAACGATCCGTCTCAACGCCGGCAGTGATGCCAATATTGATGGGAGCGATGCTCGGATCCCACTCATTGGGAAGTTGCAGTTGAATCGAAATGTCTGCCTTGAAATCGGGCTTGACACTTCTCCTCATGATCTCGCCGATCAGGCCGTTGTGCGCATCCTGATCGATCAACCACGGTGTGTCTCCCCATGGAAGGGTGATGAACTTGACATCAAAGTCCTTGCGTGCTAGTAACCAGCGGGCAATCTGACGTGTGTGTACGCCATACCCAGACTGGGTCAACATAGGTCCTCGAAGTACGACAGTCTTCATCAGAGCTCCACCGAGGACCAGCGGTCCTTCCCTTTCTTCCAATTGTCTGTTAGGTTCGTCAAGGTCCGATCCCAATCACTGATCAGTCGGTCCATGTCGTAGTTCTTGTACGCATGTTCTTGCGCTCGCTTTCCAAGCTTGGCACGTTCCTCAGGACTCATTTCATGCATCGTCATGAACGCCTTGGCAACCGTTTCATGAGAGATGAAGTCCTCGTAGATGTAAGGAACCATCTGGTTTCCAACCAGCGTCTTGACTTCCGGTTCCAGCGCAATTCCAAATTGCTCCTTGGTCTCGTGGTCTTCGACCTGACGAGTCAAACCGCCCGTCTTCAGCGCGATGATAGGCTTGCCGGCCATCATCATCTCAAGCGTGGGTAGTCCAAATCCTTCATTACACGATCGGTTGATGATGGTGTCACCGATGGCATAGAGAGAATTCATCTCTGCAAAACCAATACGGTCCTTGGAAAAGACGATGTGTTCCTTCAAGTGCAGCATGTCGATGACATGATGGAGGTTCGGGCCCTCCGGATCCTGAGGGTCGGTGTGCATGACCAGCGTCGCCTTGCGATGACCGTGTTTTGCTTCAAGTTCCGTGAGGAATTGTTTGAAAGAAATGATGATGTCGCTGGGCATCTTACGTCGAGCGTTGCGACTGACATAGAGGATCACAAAGTGATCAGCACGATCCTTACCCAGAATCTGGGCCTTCATTCTCGCTCGATCGGCCTCGGGCACTGGAAAGAAGATGTTCTTTGGAACCGCGTGGGGAATGTAATTCGTCTTCTCAGGAAACCGCTTGTGAACCATCTCGTATGTCGGATAGTTGATGCAGTTTACCAGATCGGTCGATTCATAGAGCACCCGATTGAATTCAGGCCAGGGTGGATTGTCCCATAGGTGATTGTATGCGATGGGACACACCTGATGGACTTCGTCCTCCATCTCCCAGACCCAGATGAAGAACCTTGGGTCGGTGAAGAGCAGCAGGACGTCAGGCTTTTCGACGGCTAACGTCATCCGTAGTAGGTTCTTGTCACCAAAACCGTTGGTTGGTTTGATGATGAAGTCATCATTGACCTTGACAGTTTCGTAGTTATCGTGCCTGACAGCACCGCCGAAACATCGAAAACTGTACTTGCCTGTCGCGATCAGTCCTTGTGCGAGCCATCGGGCCTGCGTACCGACTCCTGACGTCGATAACGGATGATCTGACAACATCAAAATCTTCTTCTTTGCCATCGTGCCCCTATCGTATCCACCTAGTAACGTTCTGTAACCGGTAAAGCATCATCATGTGCAATGGGGCGTATTGTAATAATCGCACCAAGTGCAGTTCGCCCGATTCTTGATGGCGATGCCCTTCTTCACGCTGCTGATCATGTTGTTGATGACCTTCAAGCTCTTGCCCGTAGTCACCTCACCAACCGATGTCGTCACCAGCTCGCAGTGCTTGTCCTTCTTTGCACTGCGCTTTAGAAGGATGAAACCACAACGGACGTTTTTCGGGTCGGTGCCCGTCTTGGTGGACCAGAAGTTCTTGTAGAGGACTAGCTGCGCGGTGACCTTAGGGTCGCCCTTCTTTTCAGCGGTCCACCCCCAGCCGGTCGTCTTCCAGTCGAGGAGCCAGATCAGATCCTTGTTTCGAGGACCCTTGCACTTGATGATGCCGTCGATGAACCCTTTAAATGCATGGGGTTTGCCCTCGATCGGTTCATAAAGGTAGTGCTCAGCATCGATGAATTCCCAACCTGGGAACGTCTCTTCAAGCCACGCTGGAACGTCGGCCAGGATCTCCTGCGCTTCTTTGACGTACTGATTTACGTTGTCAAAGAGGGGTTGAACCTTTCCATTCTTGTCAGTCGTGGTGAGGTCCTTGTTTTTCTCCCAGACCTTGCGAATCATCGCTTCGGCAATCTCGGGTTTCATCACTCGAGTCCGAAGATAATCCTCACACGAAGCGTGGACAGCAGTACCAAAGTCCATGAGAGGCCCGGGTTTACCCAGGTCGATCTTCATGACATACTTCAGTTTATGTCGGTAAGAGCAACTGCTCCAGTCGCCCATCTCAGAGAATGAAACGTGAGGCTTACCTGTCGGTAGATTTTCGAATATCGGCTTCTTGCCTTCGAGCGCATCTTGTGATAGCTTGTGAAGCTCTTCGATCTCTTTCCGGTCCGCCATCCCCTGATCTTAACGCCGTCTCCCTCCCGAGTTCATTGATCTGCCGAAGAAGCCTTCGCGTCTTAGTGACTGCAATTCCTTTTCGAGGGCACCAAAGTCAGCTCGTTGTCCCAGGGTTCGTCGATATGCGGCCTCGAGTCGCTGAGCGACTTGGGTCTGATCTTGTTCTTTGATGCCAAGCAAATGACCGGTGTTGGTCCACTTAGCAATCAGTTCTTTTGAATAGTCTTCTTGTTCCATGTTGTGTCCTGTGTCTGATGTTGATAGTTACGAGCCATGAGAATCAGGCTCGGAGTGTTGAGACGAATCATTCGTGAAGCACGTGATACCGTCATGGCTCCGACGCAGCCCGTGCAAGCAAGTCCAGAATCCATGAGGATGGCAAATCATCCTTCATTGAAATCAAGTGAACCGACGACGGTCAAGGCCAACCAGGTTCTGAAACTTTTGAACGCTCGCGGCAAACATGAACGGTTCGATGATGTCAAGAAGTTCATCTCTGGGATTGACCCACAGCGTCTGTTTGTGTTAACGCCCGAACAGATCGCAAATGCGTTCATGAAGAAGTTCTATAACTGACCAGCGCCCCCGGTGGGGTTCGAACCCACGTGTGTCGGACTTGAAGTTCCGCCGCCTCAACCTCTAGGCTACGGGAGCATATGACTGGTGATCCTGGACGGACTTGAACCGACGACGCACCGGGTTGAAATCCGGCTGCTCTGCCAACTGAGCTACAGGACCAAACTATTCAATGAGAGAATTCTTTGCTTGAAGTGAGGCTGTCTGTTGTCTGATTTCGTCACGAAGCCACTGGACTCTGGGACGATACTCGGACGGGGTGAGCTCAAGCATGCGATCAAACAATGGGAAGTACTTTCCCTGTGTTTCAGCAATCTGCTTGAGCCGAAATTCGCGGTTCGCTGAGTCGAGCGATCGAAGATTGTCTAATCGATCACATGCCTTGACAATGAATGGTCGCCAGTCGGTACACATGTAGAACCGATCGAGGTAACCTTCTTTTGGTGCCTTGCTCAACGTCTTGATGATGCAAACTACGTCAGTGCCAAAGCAGTGCTCGATGAGTGCCGGCGGCAAGTTTGGGGCGTCTTCAATGATGTCGTGCAATAAGGCGGCGACGACCATCTCGGCCTTGACGATCTTAACCTCGTCGACCAAAACAATCGCCACACGCCTGACGTGTTCAAAGTAGCGAACCGGATCTCCATGATCATCAAGTTCTTTTCGAACCTGCGCGCGGTGGCCGTACTTTGCAAGCGTGTAGGCATGCTGTACGTCCAATAGGACGCTCGGGGCCAAGAAAGGCTCGAGGCGATTGAAGAAGGAGACCCGATTCTCTGTCATCAGTTTCCCAGTAGACCGTAGCCGCCGATGTTGATGTTCGGACTGTCGTCTTCGATAACCTCAAATTTGAAGTCAGGATTGCCGATTTGAGCGACGAACAACCATGCTAGTGCGTAGCCGTCTGTCCAGAGACAATAACGAGGGTCATCGTCGTCATCGCCCGGATCTTCATCTTCACTGTAGTCTTCAATCTTGAAACCAAACTTGCTGAGCTTGTCCACGTCATCTTTCGAAATCGTGTTGTCCTCATAGTCGGCTGCAACATCGTCTTCGAAATTGACATCCGTTTTCTTGGCACCGGCCTTGTGTGCCTTTTCGAGCGCCTTCTTGTCGATGTTACTGATGATGGTGACGGTCGCGGTCTGGCTGTGTCCGTCACCTGACCAGTCGCCCATCACGAGGTTGATCATGTGGGGTAGTTCGGGATTCTTAGGCTTGCTCATCCGATCCTCGCACCTGCTGCGACTCCCTTGCCGAGGAAGGCAACGGTGATGCCTCCCTCTTCGGGAACGTTCTCACCCGCTAGAATCATGCCATGGCTTTCCAAGCCCATCATCTTGCGAGGGGCGAGGTTGACCACGAACGCGGCCGGAGTGTCGATGATCGTCTCCGGACTGTGCTGCTTGCCGATGCCTGCGAGAATTTGACGCGTTCCCAATGGGCCAAAATCAACTGTCAGTTTCAACAGCTTGTCCGACTTAGGAACGCGTTCCGCGGTTTTGATCCAACCGGCACGGATGTCGACTTTTAGGAAGTCGTCGAACGTGATGACGTCAGGCGCCTTGCTTTCTTCGCTCATGATAACTCCTTAAGGGCGAGGGGAAGGTCCTTGCACAGCTTCGCTGTCTTCGGACTGGGTTCGATGGCAATGGCCGTGATCTGGCCGCCTACATCGGGTTCTCGGAACGCTGACCAACGCAGCCCATGGTCCTTGGCTTCCGAGATGAGCCTCATCAGCTCGACCTCGTCGGCCACCGACAAGAGGGCCAGGTAGTTCGAGTTAGTGAACCACTCGCCGTCACGTTCTGGATGCTCAGCTGTAAACTGACGCATGGCGTGGCAGGACTGCACTGCCTGATAACCTGCGGGGATGTCCCTACGAGTCACCAGATAGAGCTTGTCGCCCATCTTGATGGTGGCCATGGTCTGCCTCACGCCCTTTTTTCGAGCAGCCTTCGAGCGCTTCGAAGGAAGGTAGACGGAGGAGTCTGTCCTTGGGACTGGGTTGCCTGCGAGGCGGTTTGCGGAGATGACAGCTCGCTTGCAGCAACAGACTGCGCAGAGGCAGTCTCTGCGTCCTGTGCACGGGTTAGCAACTGCTTGACCTTTTCGAGGTCTAGACCGCGCTTCTGTTGCCAGTCCGCGTGGGCTAGCATGATGTCCAGGACGACTTGAGGATTTGGCTTGTTGTTTTGTGCGCATCGTTCGATCTGATCGTACGGTACACCTCGAAGGAGACCATATGCAACCAGGTGGTGACGACAATGAGTTCCAAGCTGACGCTTGGCATCCCACAGCCTGTTCTTGCGTTCTTTCTCCGACTTGGAGATGCGAGACGAAATGGTTGAACCAGCAGCGTGAAAACCGCGGAGCTTTGCCCGAAGGACTTGAAGACCAATTGAAAACATGATGAACCTCTTTTACTCTCAAACACTGAAACGTTGACACGGAAAACCGGAGACGTTCAGTGGAGGAGGTCCACGTGCTTTAGATGCACATTCAGAACACGATGATTCGTTCGATGCTCATGGCTTCAAGGTAAGTATATGTCTCGTCAGGGGCATTGTACAGGTCACTTTTTCCAAGGCACCGTTCGTGAATCACCGGTGTCGAAATCATACACAAAGACCTCGATATCGATGAACACACGGTTGATGATTGCCTCGACTTCTGCCCATGTGCCGCCGGCAAGTCCACAACCGATGCGAGGCATGTGAACGGACGCGTGATCATTGTCACGTGCCCACATCTCAACGTCCTTCAAACACTCTTCCAACGCTCCATAGCGGATAGGTGGACCCGATGTGAACTTCGTCCCATGTTGGGCGATCATGTTGGCGACGTAGATGTCTTCCGTGACCGGGACAAAGATGGCATTTCCGATCTGGAAAGGCGGCCACTCGAGGTCCTCGGAATTTCGATCTTTGAACCATTGTCGGTATGATTGCTCGGGTTGTGGCCATCGCTTTGAGAGCGACAGAACGAAACCGCGGCCCCAACCACCTTCATCATTGCAGACATGAGCAATGATCTTCTTGCCCGGAACTTGAGGATCGGTGGCGTCTCCAACGAGGTACGTGATCATGTCTTCTCCGGAAAACTGTCAATGATGTATTGAGCGAAGGTGTCGTTGAAAAGTGCACCTTCGCGGTGCTGTTGGATGTGGTCGACGATGCGCTGGCCCGACCAGCCCGTCAATTCACGCAATGCCAACGCAACGACGAGACCTGATCGATTCAGGCCTTGCATGCACGTGACAAGGACTGTGTTGCCGGCTTTTACGTGCGCTGCCGTTTGGCGACCAGCCTCTTTCCACCCATCGATAAAACGAGCAAGGCGGTGTGGGCGGCGGTCATCATCTCCAGGTGCCAAAATGACCTGCACTCCCTCGTAGAAGGATGCGTCCTGGTGTTCTTTAGCACAGAGCACCAGGACGTTGATTCCCGCTTTGTAGAGGCCGTCTCCCCCGGGCGGAAAACCGCCCTGGTAGAGCCCGTCGATGATCTTGTTAGCCGTGTATGACATCCCAAGATTCTACATCAGAGAGATGCGTTCTTTCGAATCTCATCCAACGTGTATTCCTTCATGATGAGACCGTTCTCGAAGACGGTTTCCAGTGCAGAATTGCTAAGAGGACGGTCGGGAGAGATTCCATTCGCGTCACGGACAAGTTCTACGGTCTCCCACTGGGTGCCGAAGTTTCGCTTTACCAGGTCAAGTCGACCTCGCTTACTGCGCTTGCCCGAGTCGGTGATTGGCTCCTTGAAGACCTGAATGCCTTTGCCATCGGCCTCCATATAACTGCACTTCATGGCAAACTTCTGCGTGTCACGATTGTGTTGTTGCAGCAGGGCGCCGCCCATGCCGAAGGCAACGTTTGAGGCGCTGTAGCTCTCACCCTTGATGGTGTTCAGGATTTCGGCGATGGAGTCAGCATTGATACCATCGCCCTGGATGACCCTGACGTTGTTGAGGACCTTGTAGCCCTTCGTGTTGACCGTGTGCCCGAACTTCGAATCGAGCAACTGCAGGCACTTGAGGACGACGGTGGCCGGGTGACCTGAGTCGGGTCGAATGACCACCACCGCACCAGAGTCGATGACCTCCTGTTTCAGGACGCCGCCCCAGAGATTCTCACATGCGTTGTAGATGTCATATGAATCTGACACCACAGCGACTAGTGCTCCGGGTTTGGCGTACTGCCGCAGCATGTTGTGGTAGGCCTCGACTTCATTTTCACGTCCCCAGGACGTGATGGTCGAGTGCTCCGCAGCCGGGATTGAGAACCCAGCCATCTGTGACTTGTAGTAGCGATTCGCAGTCACCACGCCTGCGATGGTGTCGCTGCCCATGAAATTGACCAAGTGAGCTGCACCGCCGATACCCGCTGACTCCTGGCTCGACACGCCTCGGGACCCAAAGTCATGGAGCTTGAACGCGATCTCGGCGTTGGTATCGTCGGCCGTCATGTCGAGGTAGGCCTTGATGATCGACTTGATGAAACGACTCTCTGTCGCCACGGTGATCGGGTACCAGATTCGCAACAGCATCGTCTCGATCCACGAGGTCACCCAAAAACAGTGTGGACACGTGTTCTCGACGGTGACCAGAGCGTTCCCGATCGGTACAACCGAACCTTCGGCGACTGCCCGGATCTTGACGGGTAAGAGGCCATGGTGTGCGTTCACAATGTGTAGCCAGCCGGCCTTATTGAAGGGCTCTCCGTGAGCCTTGTAGAAGGCCTCAGCTTCAAGCACGTCCTCGATGGTCACTCTGTTCTTCAAATAACGCTTCAGGTAGTATTGAAGGCCGAACATGACCGTGTGATCGTGGCGACCGCCGCGGCTCTCGATGTACGAGAAGACCTTGGTCGTCTTAGGTGGGTACTGCAGCCAGTGACTGGCTTTGTAGGAATCGGTGTCGAGACAGATGTTAATGTTTTCCATGATTCACTCTCCGTGATGTTGTGTCCCAGGACCTCTCTGGTCCTATCGGGACGTTCATTTAGCGTCGATCATTATCCCAATAACCATCGTCATTGTTGTAGTTCTCACCCTCAACCGGTTGTGCTCCAGATGGGTTGGTGTAATAGCCACCACGACCATCGTTGACCCAACGCCTGCCGCGCTTGTCGCAACCACACATAAGGATCGGACCGTCGCCACAGCGACCATCGTAGTAAGCGGCAGCGCCGCAATGCGAACAGCAGTAATTGCTCATGTTAAGTTCCTTTCAGATTCGTATCAAAAGTTATGTGCACCAACGAAGCGATCGATGATGTGCCAGTGATCACTAAAGAAGCGAGTTCGATTGTTGTTGACGTCATTCAGAGGCATCCACCAGGCCTTATCGGCATCATCGCTTCCCTTGACCTTTGGTAGTTCCCCGTCAGGTAGTTTGAAACAGAAGGCATGTGTGATGACACGACCTCGAAGATCTCTAAGCGGGTGGTCAAACACGTCATGATCAACGATCATGTTGGCAAGTTCACCCTTGGTCAACTTGATCGCAGTTTCCTCTTTCAATTCACGGATGCTACCCTGTTGCAGGGTCTCACCCCTTTTCACGTCAAGATAACCTCCCGGGAGAGCGATCTGACCACGACCGTACTTGCCGCCGCGACGGACGACTAAGATGTGCCCGCTACAGATGCAGACTGCGTCGACGGTATTGAACGTTGGAGGATGCTCGGCGCCGAGCCACTTCGTTTTTTCTTCCCAGATGTGGTGTTGCTCGTCGTGGAGCCGATTGAACTCGTCGGTCTCCATCCACGCTGCAATTCCATCAAACACCGTGGGGGGCAAGAGGTTCTTGATGCCGATCTTGTCTTGCGTAAACATCAGGTCCCTAACCTTTGTCGCGTCAAGATCGATGTGAATCGGTGGCTCGAGGTGAGGACCCCACTGTGGAAACAGATTGAGGTAAAAGCTCGACGCGTCTTTCTTGAAACCGATTAGCCTGACGTCCTTTGACGTCCCGGTGTGTTCGGTCATCGCCTTTTGAACACCGGCGATCCAACGCAGGTTGTTGTAGTAGTAGTCCTCGAGTCGAGCGAATCGAACACGTTTGTTCTCTTCCTCGGTGAGGCAAGACCGAATCATCACCTGTCGCTCATCAGCCGACCAGGGATTGCGGGTGTCGGGGGCCTGATTGCTACTGCCCACGCCAATCACCAATGTCTGCGCTTGTTTAAGCGCAAAACGCACCAATTCCAGGTGCGCAAAATGAAAGGGCTGAAAACGCCCGATGAGTACTCCAAACTCGTGCATGTCACTCTCCGTGATGAGTTCCAGCAAGACCCTCTCTGGGTCTACGTGCTAGGATGGCGGATTGCCATCTGAACATAAGATATCTTGCACGGCGCACCTTGTTCAAGGTCACCTATTTACGACAACCATGTCTAAATTGTCGTTGCTAAAAGAGTGCATCACGTTGATGCTGACAGAAGTCGCGGTTGAAGGTCCTGAACAACCTTTTCAATTGACCTCACCAGCCCAACCGCTCAAGAAGGGACACGACCCAGAATTCACAATTTATCGTGAATTTCCGATTGTTCCCACGCCAGAGATGATGCAGGCTCTGAAACTCACCGATGGTGATCTGGAAGACGGCATTTTGTGGGGTGAACAAGAAATTGGTCTGGATTGCGAACTGTCCTACGAAAAAGAGGAGCGCGCGACATGGACCGACCCAGGAAGTCCGGGTGGTTATTCAATTGACAACTGGACGCCTGTCACGCTTAATGGCGTGGCCTTGTCGCCTGCAGATTCAAGAGCTCTTGAATCTTACATGGGTGACTTGACTGATCGTGAATATGAAAACATAACCGATCAAGCAGCCGCCAACGCCCCTGAGCCCGATTACGACGACTACGATCGGTATTGATCAGATCACATCACGCATCCAGGGTTCAATTTGACATTGAACCCCATTGGAAAACCAGTAGGACGGTCGAGCGATCATGTCCTGCATCATGGTCCACAATTCCCAGTCAATCTTTGACGAATATGCTGCCTTCTGCTCTTGCGTGAAGGTCGAATGTCTGACGTGGTGGCGCTGATTACACAAATTGAAATCAGCGTAATGAATGTGGAGGTTGTAAAGACGCTTGTCCTCGCCTTGCGTGTCTCCCATTCCTTCAAGTCGTTTCCCGCCTAGATCGTGCCAACCTCGACCCCACAATGGTTCAACACGCCATAGAAAGGCATTGTCATATTGTGGGCACCTGATTGCGATCGATCGTTGCGCTAGAAGCTTTCCATTGGCGTAGGCCGTCTCAGAATTGCCTTGAATGATGTTAATTCCTGACAAGAAACGATACTGATCATGACTTTGTAAAAAGTCATCGATGTATGTCTTGAGATCGTGGCCATGCTTGGCACCTGGCACGATAATGTCGTCTGGGCTTTCGGCAAACAGGACGCATTCATACCGTTCTAGGAGTTTTGTGATGACCGTCTTGACGTATCGATCATTCTTTCCCACAGCAATCGTGCCAGGAGGAACGGCGATGAAATTAGCACCTACAGAAATGACCTGCGATTCAGTGTCATCGATTGATCCATCGCTGTGCACATACATGTCTTCCGGAGCGAATGCTTTGGCGTAGTGAGTCAGCCAAAAGGGCATGAAAATGCCCTCATTTTTGACCATCGCCAGGACGCAAGCGGGCTTTTTCACTGCTTCTTCTTGCTGACGGCTCGGCCTTGCATGTGTTCCCAATCTCGGTCCTCGGGTGGTCGAATCTCGAGGTTCTTGGCCCAGACGCCCTTGAGAACCTTAGCATCGACACCGAGTTTCTCGGCTACGTAGACCAGCGCATTGAGGTCCTTCGGAAAGCAGTGCCCTCCGAACCCACGAACATAGCGGCCGTCATGGGTGGGAACAGGACCAGGGACTGCCCAGTGGGAGTTACCGAGACGCGTGTCAAGTTTGGCGTACTCAACCACCTTGTCATAGTCGATGTTGAGGCCCTTGTTGTCTAGACCTTCACAGATCTGGGCGATCTCGTTAGCAAAGGAAACCTTGGTCGACAAGAAGCAATTGATGGTGTACTTCACCATCTCAGCGGTGGTCGATGACGTCTTGACGAGTGGTACCTTTGGAAATGCGGTCTGAAAAATGAGCTTGACGGTATTGATGTGCGGACGAGGACCACCCAAGATGATGCGATTCTGATTCCGCATGTCATCCAGTGCGTTGGCCTCAGTCAAGAACTCAGGATTGAAGACAACATGGAGGCCGGTGCCCTCAAACATCTTGTTCCAACGTTCTGTTGAACCCGGTGGTACGGTCGATTTGACGACAGCAATGCGATCCTGGCCCGGAATTCCAGCTAGTTCCCTTAGTGCACCCTCAACGATCGAAAGATCGGCCTCACCATCCTCGAACATGGGTGTTGGAAGGCAAACAAAGAAGACGTTGCTAAAGTTCTTGCCGGCCTGACAAGACTTGACCATTGCCTCGAGTGAGGGATAAGCAAGCTTGCTTCCAACAGCTTGTTTTCCTGCTTTGTCGAAGGTGTAAACGTCGAAGCCTCGTTCTGCAAATACTGTCGTCAGCGATCCACCGACGAAGCCCTGACCAATGACCGCAATACTTTTCATGTGACAGATCCTACTTCCGTCGTCCCCTGCTGTTTCAACCATTGGCCTAGTCGGGCGACGTCAGTCGCTAGACCTTGTTGTACTTCTAAGCTGTCCCAATGGGATTTGGTGTGATGCCAGTGGCTCTTTGCCTCCATTGACGTCACGTCATTGATCTGTAATGCATCATGTTGGATGGTGATCTCGGTGCTTCGGAAGGTGTACGGAAAGTGTTTGAAGACCGAATAGACGTACGTGTCATTGTGAGCCGATCGAGAGAAGACGCCCAAGACATCATAGTATGACCGGTGAACGATTGGAAATAAGAACTGATCACGACCGCGGCCGTCATGAAGACCCGAGGTCAGATAACACAATTTTCCGTCGTCATGGCGAGCTAACTCAAGATCCCATCCGGGCGTCAACATGATGGCATCATCGTTCCAGAGGAACAGAAAACGCCCGGTTGCCAAATGACACATCTCATTATACATGACGTGTAAGTCCGCGTAGCCTGCGCCGCGAGGTCCATGGACTAAAGTCGTCCACAAGTCCTTGTTTTCCATCAAGAACTCTTGGGTTTCTTTGTCATCATCGTCACAGCGAACGATGACCTCAATCTGGTCGTTGAACGGCAGATCGCAGGTCGCTCGCAACGATTCGAGCGAGCGCTTCAACAAAGCGGTCCTTCGTCTCGTCGGGACCATCACGCTGACCAACTTTGAACTCATTTGCCTGAACCTAGCCTGATGACCAAAACGCTCGGATCTTGGTCTTCTACGTAACGATGTGGGTCGATGACGATGCTGTCGTTCGGAAACTTCAACTTGGCAAAAGCCGCGTGGCGAGTGCCGATGAAGTAGATCGCCGTCTCGACAACGTAAGGATATGGGGGTCGACCGGCCGTGGTCATCGCCTGTTCAGGATGCACGATATAGTCTGACATCACAGCGTCGATGCCACGTTCCTTGAGAACGTTTTTCAACAGAACAGACGGAGAACCGGTTGTCAAGTTGGTCTCTGACTTGAAGGCCTCCCCCAAGATGATAACCGGAAGTCGACCGTGTTTGGCCCAAAATGACTCCTCAATCATGTCAGCGAACCAGTCTGTCTGGCGTTCACGCTGCATCATGATGGCTTCGAAGAAGTCGAATCCCATGTCCAACTTGCGAGCGAGCCACGACAATGCGATGTTGTCACGTGGGTGACAGCCTCCGCCATCTCCCATGCCAGCAGTCAGGTATCTCGGACTGATGAGGCGTTCATCTGCCATCTTCAAGGCATCCGTCACTGCGTCAACGTTGGTTCCTGTCTTGTGACAGATCTCCATCAGCGTGTTGACGAAGGCGATCTTGGTGCTGATGAAGGTGTTATAGGAGACCTTGATCATCTCAGCCTCTTTGATGCCGGTCCGATAAAAAGGTCGAGAGTGAATCGTCTTGTAGAACTGTTCGGCGAGGTCGGCCGTCGCGGGGTCGTCCACTCCAAAGAGGACGAACTCTGGATGGGTGAAGTCGTGAATTGTCGTGCCCATCGCGATGAAGAACGGGTTGTAACACAGCTTGATGAAGTTCCCGTGCTTCTCGAGAATGGGACGAATTTCGCGGTCGACGGTCCCGGGCAGCACGGTCGAGATGACAACGACTTTGGTTTCTTTCTTTGCCAGTGCAGCATCGCGGGCGAGCGTGTCCACGGCTGCCTTCAGATGGGCGTAATCAAAGTCAACACGCTTTGTCGGTAGGCGAGTGACGCCCTCATACCGCGGGTGATGGGGAGTCTGGACCGCTACGAAGATGAGGTCGCATTCATCGACTAGATCCTGTGGTCCCACCAGACGCAATTTGGTATCGTCCAACAGGGCCTGTGCGCCCTCTTCACGGTAAGGCAGTCGTCGAGTCGACATGATGTCGACGACCTGTTGGCTGGGATCGTAGCCCACTACTTCATGTCCGGCCCTTTCGACCGCGAGAGCACACGGCAACCCCAGTTTTCCCAGACCCATGAATCCGATTTTCATTTGTTCTCCCGGCGGTAGGTGACCAATTTGGTGGCCGTTCGTTGCCACTCATTTGACTGCCTGATGTATTCTACGGTGCGGTCAATTAGACTCTGCCTTTCTGTAGAATCCATTTTCTCGATGCCTTCTAGGATGGCGGGCACGTCCTCTACGTTTTTGTAGAGACGAACCATCGATTCACCCGAACCGTCCTTGGGAAGGCCTGAGAAGTAGGAAGTGTGGTCGTCACCCCCTACGTTCCGGACGCTAAAGCAACCTCGTGACATTGCCTCAATGTCCTTAATCCAAAGACCGGTTGCCAGGTTCATCTGCTTGCCATCAACGATGATGGGCGAGTCTTCGCTGTGAATGAAGGTCTGTACGCTTGACAATGCCTTCATGTACCAGCGATAACCCAATGTGTTACCAGCTTGGACGTTGACTTGCACGCCCAGTTCCTCAAGGTCGTCAAATAACTTTTGACGATACGGATGAACGGTTCCGATGAACCCTACCTTGATCTGACGGTCTTCGTACTTGGGACCAACATCACAGTACTCAGGAAGCACGCCCATCTTGACGAAAAGTGATGGGATGTGTCGCTGAGCCAAAAAGTCAGCCCACAATTGAGTGGTGACAGCAAAAGCACGCAAGTTGAAATTGGCGATCACGTCATGGTAGACGCCCTTGTAGGGTGAGTCATCCATGAAAGCATGCCACGGGTCTTGATCGTACATCGTGAACGGCTTACGACCAAAGACGGTCTTGAGCTCATTGAGCTTTGCAGCGACAGTGCGTTGCTTCAAGCAACACGCCACGCGTTGATAAAATTCAGGCGGCACAGAGTTGAGCTGATCCAGCGGCACCGTGATGACGTTAGGAAACCGCTTGAATTCTCGAAGAAGCTGGTGTTGAAAGCAGTTGCTTTCAGCATACTCGATCGAGTCGACCAAGTGCAATGTCACTTGTGAACTCATTGTATCGGGTTTCGGCTTCGGCGAAGGCTTCTTTGAACTCGGTGTCGGCATAATTGAACCTGCGATTCTGTGTGAATCGATGTGATAGTTGGGCACCGATCAAGGCGTACGCCCGAACTCGGTCTCGATGTTGATACCAGGCCGAAAAGACCTTGTTGATCGTCGGTTTTTGACCCTTCAACATTCGATGTACACCGTAGTGGAAGGCTTGAACATTGCTAGAACTGTGACAGTGGAATCCAGCAGGAATCAACGCTGCAGGCAGGTCCTTTTCACGGAGAACGATATCGTGGCCAACGTCAACCTGACGATCACAATAGAGTTCATCCTGTGTGTCGTTGAAGACGACGGTCGGACTGAACGCATTAAGCCCATTGATCAAACTATCCGTCATGTAATCGTGGAGCGGCGCCTGCATGCCCGTCACTCGCGGGTTCTGTTTGAAGAGAGAATAGATCCGAGACAGGGTCTGCCTGTCTGTTAGGACGGTGTCAGCATCGACCTTGACGAAGAGGTCATGACCATCCCGCTGATCCTTCCATGCATGCCACAAAGCGTTGTGTGCTTCCTTCTCTTTCAGACCGGAGACGATGAAGTGCGTGACGGTGACGTCTTCCTGCTTTTGGATCCGAAAGAGCGACGTCTGGAAGTCACCTTCCTGTGTGTACATGGTCCCGACGAAGATCCTAGGCAACTCGATCACTGGTAACTCCAATCAGAGCAGAGCATGTACATGCAGATCTGGTCCCAGTATCGTCCGTCCCGATACAAGGAACTGATCAGACGACCTTCCTCTTTGAATCCGAGGCTGCGATAGACGTGTTGACCGATCGTGTTGTACTCTGCGGTTGTCAGGCTCACTCGATTGAGCTCGAGCTCATTAAAGCACTTCTGCAGCATCAAGGTCCAGAGAGGTTTTGCATATCCTTGACCTCTGAAATCCTTGTGAATATCTGCACCAAGCACGCAACTGTTGTTGTCGTTGTCAATGTCATAGAACTTGGCAAATCCAACCCTGGCACCATTGATCTCATAAATGAGACGTAGTTGCTTCGGATCCCTGCTGACACGTTCCCACCATGCCATGTGACTGCTCAACGTGATCGGTTGCGGATGCGTCATGTTACGTAGAACATTAGGATCATTGTGCAGTTCAACGAGCCACTCATGATCATTCGACTCGACCTCACGTAGTCGCATGTACTCGGGTACTTTGACCCTCTTCACAGGGGTCTCGATCACTTTGTCAACTCCTTGACCCTTTTTGCGATGTGACGGACGTCGTCCTCATTGAGCCACCATCCACAAGGCAGTGAGAACTGGTGCGCAGCAAACTGTCTAACTCCCGGAAGGTCGGTTTTGATGTCCTTGAAACACGTGTAATCATCGTTCGGGACGTGGACAACTCCGGCCATGATGCCTTCGGCGTTTAACGCCTTGAGCAATTCATCCCTGGTGAGACGAGAATTCTCAGGATTTACCTGCATGGCATAAACCCAGTGACTCGAGTCAGCGCCTTCGGGTCGAAAGTTCGGCGCAACTGTTTTGCAGTCAGTGAAGAGTTCATCATACAAGTTGGCATTGCACATGTGCTTGCCCATGACATGATCGATGTGTCGTAGCTGTGAGAGACCGATCGCAGCAGAGACGTTGTTCATGTTGAACTTGTAGCCAATCTCCTCGATGTCAACGTCCCACTGTTGACCTTTCCAGTTGCCCTTTTCGTCTTTGGCACGGTCTCGGTCTAGACCGAACCACTTCAATGCCTTGCTTCGACGATAATCTTCAGCGTCAACACAGACCAGTGCGCCGCCATCGCCCGTGGTGAAGTGTTTGATGGCCTGGAAGCTGTAACACGTGTAGTCGGCCCACTCGTGGATGGGCTTGAGCTTGTAGTAGGCATCGAACGCGTGAGCCGCGTCCAAGATCAGCTTCAGATTTAAGGCTTTGCAGGTCTTCTGCAACAACCAGAGGTTGGGTGGGTTGCCAGCCCATGCCACGACGATGACGGCCTTGGTCTGAGGTGTGACCTTGTCGAGAATGTTCTGAGCGTCGATCATGCCATGGCGAGGATCCACGTCCGCCCAAACGATTTTTGCACCCATGGCAGGAATTGGAGAATTTCCGGCGACACACGTCATTGGACTGGAAATCACTTCATCACCGGGACCCACTCCGGCGAGGCGCAGTGCCAGGGTCAGTGCGCTGGTGCAGCTGTTCATCAGAATGAGATTCTGGGCGTCGAGAGTCTCTTGCAGAGCTGCGGTCAATTGAGTGACTTGTGTACCCTCATTAATGAACCCAGATTCGAACACGGTTCGAATTTGATCGAGCGCTTCGTCGGTTGGGACGTGCACTTTGAAAAGTGGGTATGTTTTCATTTCAATCTTTCCTGTTGGTGACGATTTCTTCAATCGAAAGTCCTTTGAAGTTGCTCAACGGAGCATCTAGAACACCTAGACGAGCGAGGTGAAGTCGCAATGCATCTTTGGTCATGACGTCATCCGAACTGGTGTACGTAAATGTCTTTCCAGAACCTGCATTGAAAGCAGGTCCAATGACATAGTGAGTCGCAGATCCGAGGTTGTCGAACACTGAAGTGCGAGGTGATTCTGATTCATTGATCAGATCTTCGTGTTGTTTTTCACCAGGACGAAGACCGATGAGCTTGACTTCCTTCTTATACTTTTCCGCAAAAATCTCAGCGAGATCTCCTACGCGCATTGACGGAAGTCGTGGAATCCACGTTTCACCTGATGCCCCGTACTGCAAGGCATGTTCGATCAAGTCAACACTGTCATCCAATGTCATCAGGAAGCGAGTCATGTCAGGATCGGTGACAGTGAGAAATTCACCGTACATGCCTTGGTACTTGAAGAGTGGAACGATGCTGCCACGCGATTCAAGGACGTTGCCATACCTGACTGCGAGATACTTGCATCCATTTTTGAGTCCGGTACGTGCTTGACTCGTGACAACGCGTTCTGAAACTGCTTTGCACATTCCATAGACGTTGACCGGCGAACACGCCTTGTCAGTGCTGACGAACAGGACCTTCTCGACGTTGGCAACCGAACCCAATTCATTGACAGCGTCAATGACGTTTTGAGTCCCAAGCAGGTTCGTCAACACGCTTTCACTTGGACTCAATTCACAAGTGTCAACTTGCTTCAAAGCCGCTGCAATGATGACGACGGATGGTTGATACTGTCGAAGCACATCGCGCACACGAGATGGGTCCCTCACGTCACCCACGTAAAATCGCAGGTCATTCAACCTTGGAGCCAACGGTCCGGACGACAACTCATTTTTGATGGTCCAGTGTTTGGCCTCATCACGTGAGTAGACTGCCACCTCGTCATTGGGCAGCATGCGCTCGATTAGCTTACGACCCAATGAACCGGTGCCGCCAATGATAAGGATCCTAGACATCCTAAGAACTTTACCCTACTCTGGTCACCGTGTACTGGTCCTTCGGAGTGATAGTTGCGAATCGAGTGCTCTGATAACCCAAACGCTGCAGTTCTTTAGGATCTGTCCAGGAGCCAGTGATGACACGTGTTCCGTATGGGTTCAGATCACAGTTAAAGATCCCGCCATCTAAGATTGAGATTTGCGGGTACTTGATGTGATAGAAACTCTGGAAGTCGAGTTCCGTGAACCGTTCATGGCAACGCAATTGTTCGAAACACCACTTCATCGTCTCGAAGCGATTTAGAGCAGGCAATTGTGTCAAGAAGTTGGTGCGCCAAAAGGGGCCGTCGACTTGATTGTGGACGACGCTGTCACCGGTGACCTTGTTGGTGTGTGATTGCCACAGATTGCTTCGAGATTGTGGAAGAGGCGCATCCTTATTGTAGAGACGAAAGTCTTGGATTGAGTACTCGTGCAAACGCATCGACCCAATGTCATCATGTTGATCAAGGAATTTGACGCAATCTGCCAACTTGTGGGCATTGTAGTGCATCATATCAGATTCGATGATGTACGTGTACTTGGGTTGCGTGGTCTTGTCAAGATGATCAAGCCACCAGTCGATCGCCGACCAGTAACCAACATTCTTGTCAGATCGATACACGTTCGGGAACGTGTGATTTAGCTCTCCCATTCCCAAGTAGGTCGAAGCGTTGTCAAAGACGGTGATGCGATCCAACCAATCGACCGGACAACACGTTTTGAGATTGTCGATGACCTGCTTGACAATCTCGTAGCGAGATTGCTCCAAACAACACGTCACCAGGAGAATTGCAGGTTCGTTCACAGTGACTCAATCAACTGTCGGTATGGTTCGTAACCGACAGGAAGTTTCAGGTGTTCAACGTTTGGAATTTCAGGTCTCACTGTTGAGACGTCGTCGCCAATTGCATTAGGTGACAAGACCATGCTCGCCACACCGATGTCACGTGAAACGACCGGTACTCCGATGAGGCCACATTCGATCAGTGATTGAGGGCCCCCTTCCTGACGTGCTGTCACGGGATAGAGATTGAGGACCTGATAAAGCTCATTGATCGTTTCTTGAGGGGGCTTCTCGAAGTAGTGGTAACGGATTCCGGCGGCTTCAAGCCTCTTCATCAAGTACTGTCGACGCCAACCCGCGAGGACGACCTCGAGCGGGAAATGCTGCTTGCAACGATCGCGGAAGGCAATGATTGCATCTGCAAGAAGATCGGGACCCTTTTCGAGCTTCGGACTGATCAGATCACTGCCTTCAGTGTCACGTTGAAATGAACCAATGAAGTAGGTCGGTGAGGGGTCACCCATTCCTCGAGGAAGCTTGTACTTTTCCCAGAGTTCAGCGATCTTGTGACCCTCGTGCGTCCGACGCCAAATCTTCTGGTTGGCCCAGTAGTTGATGACGTGGATGGGTTTCTGAGTCAGCGGACGAATGAAAGCTTCAGTGTGCTTGTTAGGGACGTGGTATGCGGTGACGATCTGGTCACGATACTCAAATTCCATTCGTTCACGCGGACCAAACTTCTCTGGCACGATGTGATGAACGGTGACTAACACCTTCTTGTTGAAGAGAATGCTGCGAGGAACCTGTTGCCAACACCAGTCGGCCATTAACCAGATGACGTCAGCCTCTTCGGGATCGGCACATGCGATATCGGAGTTATCCGCATTCCATTCTTTGACGAAGCGGTCAACAATCCAGTCTTCTCGAGGAGCAAGGGTGAAGACCTTCATCAGTCCAACTTCTCTTTGATGGCCAACGTCATGTCGTGGTTCAACATTCGAGAGACGAGACCTTCAAAGTCCACCTTTGGCTTCCACCCGAGTTTTTCGTAGGCCAACGTCGAGTCAGCCTGAAGGGTATCGACCTCCGCCGGCCGCATGAAGCGTGGATCTCGACGGACATACTTGTCAGGATCGAGATTTGCCTGTTGGAATGTGGCCTCGAGAAACTCCTGTACTGAGTGACGAACGCCAGTACCGATGACGAAGTCGGCAGGCTTGTCCTGTTGCAACATGAGCCACATCGCTTCAACGTAGTCCGGTGCGTATCCCCAATCACGTCGGGCGTCAGTATTTCCCAAAACTAGTTCGCTCTGCAGTCCCATCTTGATGCGAGCGACTGCACGTGTGATCTTACGAGTGACGAAGTTTTCGCCGCGGCGCTCGCTCTCATGATTGAAGAGGATTCCGCTACAGGCATAGATGCCATAGGCCTCACGATAGTTTTGCGTGATGTGGTGACCGAATGCTTTGGCACAACCGTATGGAGAGCGAGGATAGAAAGGAGTAGTCTCTCGTTGTGGAGTCTCTTGGACTTTGCCGAACATTTCGCTGGATGAAGCTTGGTAGAACCGAGCCGAGGGATGACTTCGACGAATCGCTTCGAGCAAATTCAATGGGCCCATGGCGACCGAACCCACCGTGTTGATGGGTTGGTCGAAAGACTGTCCAACGTGAGACTGTGCTCCGAGATTGTAGACTTCGTCGGGCTTGATCTCTTCGATCAAGGTTCTCATCAATGATGCATCTTGAAGATCGCCGTGATGGACGATCAAGCCTTTCTGCATCGCTCCTTTCAGATGACCCCATCGATCTGGGGTGAACTGAGTTGTCTGTCGAACAAGGCCGTGGACCTCGTAGCCCTTTTCAATCAACAGGTCGCACAAGTACGACCCGTCTTGGCCGGTTGGGCCTGTGACGAATGCTCGCTTCATACAGACATTCTACTGCTTGATCAATGACTCGAACAACTTGACATAACGTTTCGTGACGTTGACAATGTCGATGTCAGCAATGCTGTTGTAGTCGAGATTCTTTCGATCCGGCAGATCATCAACCTGTGATAGGTCGAGTTGGGGAGGATTATCGTAGTCGGCTAATTCGTAGTCATAGGGTTGGTCCTTGAGTACCAATCCGTAACCGCCGACGAGTTCCTTAGTGCCACCCACGTCACTGCAGACCACCGGCGTACCCTGCGCCAGAGCCTCAACCACGACATTGGGGCAGTGATCTGCCCAAGCGAGGTGCAGCATCCAATTTGCAGCGGAGTAGATTTGGTTGTAGACTTCAGGACCCACCGGTCCTGTGTAGAAGACGTGAGGACCCGTAGCTCGATAGTCCGGGTGATTGCCCATGACGATGAGACAGCTGTTCGGATGTTTCGCTCTCAAGCGATCAAAAAGTTGGACGTTGGCCTGCAGGCGTTTCTGAGCGTGCCAGTTGGAACTGCAGACGTATATCTTGTCATAGGTGTGAACGAATTCCGCGAGTTTGGGAATTGTGAATTCCTTGACAGGCGCAAGCTCAATCCCGTTATGAATGACCTCTCCTTGTTTTGCAGTTCCCCACCAACGACCGGTCATGTTTCGATCGAAGTCTGACTGCCAGATGACAGCGTCAGCTGCTTCGTATAGACTTTTGATGCCCACGTTCTTGGTCTCAAACTCGTGAGGTTTGAACCAGATGCCATCGAGACGCTGCACGACCTTCCCGGCTAGTGGTTTCCCTGTCCGTTCGATGAAGACCAACGAGATGTCAGCCTGAGGGCCCGAATCCACTACTTGATGGCCACTCTCAAACAGCTGCCGCGCGAGGCGTGCCGCGAAGGTGTTTGGCCCGGTACCCGCCCTTAGGTTGACATTGTCAAAGTGGATGCGCATCAGCCACGCTTCTTGATGGTCTCAATGATAGGCAAGGCAAAGTCAGTACCTTGCATCATTACTGCAAGGAGCGCGAGTTCCTTGGTCTCGAGATTCTCAAGTTTCGCTCGTTGGGTGAAGATCTCCGGGTCGAGCTCCTGGTTGTCGTTGATGAGAATTCCGTCGTAGTACTGTTGGGCGAGGTAGTTCATCGCCTCATTGCTGAGTGGGATCTGCGCCTCGGTGATGCATTCTACCAAGGCGTCAAAGATCGTGGTGTAGAACTCGACACAAGTGACCAGGTTTAGGTCACGCTGTTCGGTGATCATCGGTTGTAGCTTGACTTCAAGCAGCTTGGCAATGGTCTCGTGAAATTCTGCTGGCTTCATGACGTGCTCCTCTGCTTGTACTCTTCTTCGAGTTCTACTGACAACTCGGTGTTGTTGAAAAGATTCCGCAGCAGTTCTACATCATGGTAAGGCAACTGCGAGAGCTTGTACTCGTGGATGACGACCATATCATTGACGCTTTGATCGTCATTGACCTTAACACGCTTGAAGAATTGATCCGTCAACCAGACCAACGACTTCTCTTCAAGGTTGTGATTGCTACGACGAAAGACCTCATTGATGGTCCCCTTGATGGTGTCCCGAAGGGACCTCAACATCGCATCATTCAATTGTTCGTTAACGAATTTCTTCTGAACGACGTTGTTGACATGAATCGTCAACAGTTGCGAAAATCTTACGTGCTGCTTCTGCTTTGCCACGCGGCCTCCAGGAAGTCATTATACTTCCCGACGCACTCTTGCCACGTTGGAGGATTGAAGGTATTCAGCGGCATGCTGCCCGAACCAGGTTTGGACCACTGCTCGATTGCTTGAGGATCACAGTGTTCAAGAATCTGTTGCAACATCGACCACGTTTCATACGCGGCGGCTCGACCAGCAAACTCCACGGCGCCGCCGCCATCCTTGTGAACGTAGGTCGGCAATCCACAAGCTAGCGCTTCCAGGATGTGATTGGGTCCCGGGTCAAATCGGGAGGCCGAGACGTACACATCATGTTTACCAAGTTCTTCGCCAAGAGGCTTTCCGCTTAGCGGTCGGACGACCTTGGTGTTCTTGAAAGTGCCTCGTTCACGACCGATGTAGGTGAAGGCAAACTTGTCAGAGTTGACGCCGACGAATTCGTCCAATTGGTCGTAAATGTCAAAGCCTTTCATGTAGTTGTCGCTCCAATGATGGGCAACGATGTTGAGCTTTCCGTTGTTTAGCTTGGGTTGTGGCTTGAAAATGTCACGGTCGACACCGTTGTAGATGACCGTTTGATTCTTGCAGGCCCAACCCTTCTGGACGAAGTAGTCCTGCAGCCAATGAGAGACGAACACAGTTGCATCGATGTGTTCTGACACCTTGAGCAGGGCCTCATCCATGTGATCAGTGCCCTTACGAGCGTCGTTTTCATTGACTCGAAGAATCAATTGACACTCGGGTTTCACGTACAACTTGTACATGATGGCCTGTTCGACTCCGATGTCGTTACCGTCATTTTCTAGACCGGCCAACAGAATGACATCCGGATTGACGTTGAGGGTCCGGTCAGTCAACAACTCGATTCCTGGGCGTTCACCAAATTCGTGGTACGCCTTAACGAAGAGATTCCCACCACCCCAGGGTCCACGAACAACGCGCCGATTGATGTAGGCCTTCATGGGCCTATCCTATCTCGAGATCAAGAGTCTTTGCACTTGATGACCACGTTGGAAGATTCGTCGTCGACCCAGACGACCTTTGTCATTCCACCATGACCATGAATCTCCTCAATTCGCTTGATGCTCTTGTAGTAGCTGACCACGGTGTCACAGTCTTCGAGGCTGGTGATCCACGTCAGTGCACACCATCCCGTGTCGAATTGACACCCTTCAGCCACGTTGCCTAGACCTGAAACACCGGACGCGTCTTGGTCGCGGTGCAGATAGAACCTTCTCATGAGATGTAACCGTTCGCGACATAGTTCGCTACGCGTTGTAGCCGATTGAACCATTCACCTTTGTCCATAAAGCCCAACATCATGTTGCACTTGTGGCAGACAAGGCCGCGAACCTTTCCGTAACATGGCAATGATCAACATTGAGTCCCGAACTGCCGCCATGCCGCAGTGGATCATCACAAAGCGCACAGCAGTCGTTTTGTGCGCGTAGAATCGCTTCAAACTCTGGATGTGACAATCCGTAGAATTTGAGTCGTGCGTAAGCAAACGAGTCATCACTGGGACAACACTTTTGACAATACATTTGTGCGGGGTTCATGATGATGAACTCCTGCTGACATCGCACGTGTTTACACGTACGTTTCGTCACGTATTGACGAACTTTTCCCATGACTCACCTTCGACGATGTACCCTCGAGCACGAAGCGCTAGTGCTTCATCTCTCTGAAACCGCGCATCAGGCGTCTGATACGTTTCCGGCACGTCTTTGATCGTGTAGTGATAGAAAACACGTGGAACATAACCTCGTCGTTGTGCTCGATGCAAAACTGGGAGGTACACAGCTTGATCACCGGCACGTCGGATGTAATTGCCATCTTCGCCCCTGAAATTTGCGTCGGGCACACCATTAAGAAGACGTTTTCGAAAAGTCTTGAGATGACTGGAAACCCATGGGTGTTTATATGGGTCCGCATCCGGCGGCATAGGACCGCTGATGTTTTTATCAGTAAAACTCCAACGATGCGCCGTCCAGAGGCAATCAGCGCCGGTGACGTTGTAGAGCGAGTTCAAGATCTTCAAACCATCGAGGTCTGTCAGCCAGTCGTCGGCGTCGAGCCGGCAGATGATGTCGTCGTCCTCACACATCGAGATTCCATGAAGGACATTCGCGACCTCCCACTTCTTCTCATCATTCCAAACGACATGAATCTTGCAATTGGGATTGTTATCCCAAACCATGACGTCATCATGAATCAAGTGTTTCCAATCGATGATGATCTCTTTTTGCTTGATGACCTCAAGTTTGTCTGAAACGTCATCGATCAAGATGACCTTCCAGTTGGTGTAGGACTGACCTACCACCGACGCTAACATCTGACCTACGTAGGCCGATGCGTTGAACATCGGCGCAACGAAGACAAATCGGTTCTGTTTCTCACCAACCATCGTAGTCGCTGACATCGATCGCCTCCCCACATGCACATCGGACTACGGTAACCTGACCGAGCGAAGTACCGGTCGTCTCCCAGGTATACGCACCACCAATGGCGCCTGCATACCGGTGCGTCTTGCCAGGCGAGATGTGCTTCTTGTCGTGTTCCTTCATCCACGCATCGACAGCGGCACGTTCCTTTGCGGGCGTATCACAGCCTGGGATGTGAACAGGCTTGGTGTTGACGACCTGGATCGCGGCACAGGGTCCTTCGTGAGCAGGCTCACGAGTGCACTCCCAACCTCGTGGTGGCCGAGCACACCCAAAGGTACCGTCCTTGTACTGAACGACGGGCACAGCACTGTAGTCATGTCCCTCAGGTTTCGTCCACTTGTGACCGGTCGTTTGCTTTTCACCAATCGTCACGTTCAGCTCCCGGTTTGGTCAGGAGGACTTGACCGTAGTCGATTTGTTCATCAGTGAAGCGACGATCATCAAAGAACATTCGACGGTCCATGATGATGAGTTCCTTCGACGGGTCATCGACTTCATCGATCGCCTGGCTGCACTGGATGCCGGCGTCACCCTTGCTTGGAAGGTGATAGTCGTCAAAGAGCAGGAACTTGTTGTACTTGTCCTTCGTCTGCTCCCAGTCGTGTTTGGTGCCGGCATAGGAGTGATCGCCGTCAATGTAGACGAGATCAAAATTCTCTTTGATCTGAGGAAGAACCTGCTCAGACGATCCTTGGGCGAAGTTGATCATCTTGAACCAATCGGCTGGAAAGACGTTCTGGAGCGCTTGCAGAAACCTTTCATCGAAATTTGGATCGATGGTGACGATCTTGCCAACCACACCTGCGTCATGGAACGCTCGGGCGGCGCAGAAGGTCGAGTAGCCGCGGCCGAATCCGACCTCAAGGAATGACGTCAGGTTGTACTGGCGAATCAGGTAGTAGATCAGGATGCCGCGCTCGTAATTGGCGCGATAGAAGGCACCGTACTTCTTGTAGTTCTCGTCGCCTGGTTTCCTGTCACGCTTGCCGGTGAATTCACCGATGTAGTCAAAATCACCCATCTGATTGTTGTCAACAGCGACTCCAATCTCTTCCAACTTCTTGTCGATGCGAATTGTCTTCATGGCTTTGCCTCGACCTTACTCCACAGAAGGATGGCTCGGACATACATTCCTACGATCCACACAGACATCACAATGAGGGCCCATGAGCCGGTCAGCGCTCCCCATGCGATCCAGAGTAGTTCAGCGACTAACGCAACATAGAATCCAGTGAGTTTCTTATCGCCAATCAGCTTGAGCCCGTAAAGCAGTCCAAAGCAACCTGCCCATGAAAGACAGTGTATGAGGTAGTTCATACTGCCTCGCTTGGAGTCGACCATTCACCGCCAAGTTGACGATATTCGACCGGATGTCGAATCTCTTCGGCGTGGGCAATTCCATATCTCATGCCTCGACTGTACCCCAAGTCCGTGTAGACGACTGTCTTCTGAGCTACTTCACGCCAGGCAAAACCCGCAGCAATGCCCCATTCACGCTCCTCGGGAACTTCATCGCGAAGCACACCTTCCTGTGTGTAAAGACCGTGTGAGGCATATGGAGTCTCATCCCGAGACAAGCAGTCCCTCATGCAGGCCCTCAAGTACCTCAGGTTTTTCTCGATGTCACCTGCATAAGGCGACTCCACAATCACACGCGTCATTTTTCTCATTTCATCACCTTAGGTTGGGTACGAATACACTTGATGTGTGGTGTGGTTGTCTTGCCGTCCCATGGACGATGCCACACCCACCCGCCCAACTTTTCTTTCATCTCTTGAGCGCGTGTCTCGATCATGTCATCGGTGACATCCTTCCAAGGAATGCCGAACATCAAGTTGTTTTCAGCGGTGTCCGAGGTGTCCTTGTCCCACAAGGCGTTCCAGTGGTTCTGCCAGTAGTCGCGATAAAGCTTAATCTTACGAGGAAGATCGTACCAGCTGTAGTGGAAGACCCCGGGTAGACCGGTGACGACTTGGTTGTACCACTGTTCGTATTCGGCCTTTGCCTGTTCATTCCCGAGCATGGCGACCTTTCGGGCGTTTTCGACCTCGGGAGTGTAGAAGTTGACGTGAGGTAGCCTCTCTCGAGTATTGACATCAATCATGTCGCAACCGTCAGTGCCTGGCAGGGCGTATGGCTGTCCTTCCGCGTCAGTCTTCATCAATTCCTTGGGAATTCCATGGGTGATGTGAGGAAGATTTCGGCTCAGGCGCCACTTCCAAGGTTGAACGTCGAGTCGCACCTTGTCCGGACCGCCCCAGTACTCAATGACCGGGAGAGCTAGAATGTCAGTTCCCTTTGGGATGACACGACACAGTTCGGCAATCCTTGGAGCATCATCTTCGTGCACGACCTCATCAGCATCCATCTGCCAACAGAACTCCTTGGTACACATGGCTCGAGCTTCTGCTTTCTGCATGCCGTCGAACACGGGGTGGCGCTTATTGGTCCAGTCGCGCGGCACCTGTTTGATCTTGAGTTTCTGGCTGACATCCTCACCTGTTTCACTAAAGATGATTGCAGGTAACGAGCGCAACCGCCCCCAAGTGTCGTCGGTCGACCCACCGTCGACAACGCAAACCTCGTCGCAGAAAGCCAACATGCTCTTGATGCATGCCTCGAATGGATATGCCTGCTTGACAGCATTGTAGGTCGTGGTATAACCCGAGATGGTCGCTTTGTAGGCCATCATGTTCTTGATGCCTGACCAGAACAGCTGTCGAGCTGCGTAGAGGTAACTTTCAGTGGTTTCGATGTCGTTGACTGCGAACCAAGCCTCGTCCTTGTGCTGGACGAAATCATTAAGTTGAAGCTTACACCCCAACAGCTTAGCTTCAATTACCATTCGAGGGCACGTGTCGCCCCCTTTGGGCAAATAGACGAACCCTTCAGCCTTTGAAAGCTTGGTGAGAACCTCATTGTAAGGAAGATCCCAAACGATCTCATAATCCTTGCCGGTGTCTTTACACCACTTCTCAGCGTCATCAGCGCCCTTGATCCACGACTTGCTACCGAGGACGATCCAACCTTTGCGCTCGATGTCTTTGTTGGCCTCCCGAAGGTGCTTCAGGAATCCCAAAGTCTTGTCGTCAAAGACACTGGATAGGACGACGTTGTCTTTTTCGTTTAGGAATGGAAAGATCGTTGTGTAGCGTTCTTTTTGGGCCTCAGACATCCACCAAAGGCCCATTGCGCCATAAAAGAAGGCGCTGACCATCTTCCCGTTGACCTGTTCCGGACAATCACATGGTGTGCCAACGACCTGGAGGTGCTTTTCAGGTGAGCGAGCCTTGCAGTACTTGTAGTCATATTCGAGGATGCTGTACCGGATGTTGCCGACGATGCTGGGGATGAGTTGTGGATTCATCTCACAGAAGTTACCGAAGATCCAAAATCGGTCCACGCCCTCTTTGAGGAGCTCCATGGTTACGTCTCTGGAGCGTAGAGGAAAAACCTTGACCGGGCTCGAATCGATGAGGGCCTGGGACGTTAGCTCAGCTCCTCCGACATAATCGGATGCAAACATGTCAGAAACAAAGATGATTTTTGCATCAGCTGGAATGCTGATCTTGCTACCGAAGACGCTGGATGAAAAGTCGAATGGCTGCACGGCTACCTCGGTCGGATTCTAGCATGCTGTGTGAATCTGTTCACGGGGTTCTATCACCGATGCTTTCTACAATGCGCTACTACTTAACACTGAGATGCCGCTCACATTCCGCGAGCGGTGATCATTTGTCCCAAGTATCTTAAGATTCTGATCTAGAGGATCTTAAGGGATCTTAAGGACTAGTGGATCTAAGGAAGCTTAACGCGACGAGCACGCATGACCACTCGCAAAGCAAAACCGGTGCGTTCAATCCGCTATCAATCGTTTGAAGAACGAACGACAGCGACGTTGGAATCCCAGAACCTGGTTCTGGACAAACAAAATGACGTACTTGGTAAGCTCGAGCGAAAGCTTGAGTCACCGGTCTTGAATGGAGGCTTTGACGATCTAGTGAAGCGTGTTGAAAAGATCGACACGGTCACCGACAAACTTCGAGAGTGTCAAGAAGGCACGAGTAAAAAGATCGGTGATCTCCACACCGTCATTCTTGACCCTGAAACGGGCCTGTATCACGTAGTCAAGGGAAATTCTAAGTGGATCAACACGACCACGAGGGCATTAAAGTGGCTTGGTGGCCTGCTGGGTGCGGGGCTTCTGACCGGAATTGGAAAACTTCTCTACGACATTTTCAGCGGTCACATCCACTACACCCCTTGAGTACGATCTCTCCGTGAGGGAGGTCGTCACACAAGACCAAATTGTTGAATCTCTGAGACGAATTTCGTCTCTAATTCGCCCACTCCAAGCACTGGAGGCTGGGCGATTTGTCGCTCGGGTCGCGGGACGACCTTCAGTTCACACACAGATGCAATCGCTATTCAATCTTAAATTTGAACACCCGATTGACCGCGCCCTTTACGAGCTGATGATTACCCATGCCATGGCCGCTGAAAAGCTGGGCCCAGGAGGCTTCAATCGTTGCATCGAACTAGTCCAGGACAAACTTTTTTCTTCGGTGTCAACAGAGTTTGAGAGACCGACAGCTAGACATGCTCGAATGGTTGACATCAATGTCAACGCCCAACGTTACGCCTCGAGGGGCGATCCACGAGTCATCGCCATGGTACCTGAGGCTTTGAAGTTGGCGGGTTTTGGAGGACGAATTCTCATTGAGAAGTCTTCATCTGTCACTCCTTCGGTTGAATTGGTCAGAGGTTATACCTTCGATCTTCAACAGTTGTTGCCGATTGACGTCAGCTTTGTCAAACCTCGAGTGACGTGCATCGATGGATACGTTGAAAACGTATCTGAAATACATCACCTTCTTGAAGCCGCCTCTTCAGCCAAAGAACCTTGCGTCTTGTTTCTCAGAGGGATGTCTGAGGACGTCAAACACACCCTTAAGGTGAACTATGACCGCGGCAGTTTGAGGGTCATTCCGCTCGGCGTTAGATTTGATCTTGAAGGAATGAACTCGCTGGTTGACATTTCAATCGCGACCGGATGTGACTTGATCTCAAGTCTGAAGGGCGATCTCATCAGTAGCATCAAATTTGAAGAATTGCCTTGCGTGAGTCAGATCACCGTCTTCAAAGGCCGTGTGGTCATCACTGAATCGTCGACGAGGAGGGCCGTTGGTGGCCACGTGGCCACACTCCGAAAACGTAGGGCGACTGAAAATGTAGAGGACGTAGGTCACTTGTTAGACAAGCGAATCAAGTCTCTCTCTCCAAACCACGTTATCATCCGGCTGCCTGATGATAAGGATTTTGTCACAAATTCGCAGTCAATTGACTATGCTTTGCGAGCTGTTAGGTCGATTGTTGACTACGGCGTCACATCCGACGGCCTGCCTGTAGTCACAGAAGTGGCTGCACAGGTTCACTCAGATCGCTGTGTTAAGACGCTACGGGAACTTGGCGCTTATCTAAGCAGCGACCTTGGCGGCTGAGCCTTGAAGCTTGTTGACGTCGACGAGACCGGCGTCAGCGAGGTGTTTGATCACCTTTGCAACTGACTCACGATCGACATTTGTCTTTGCAGAGATCTGATCAAAGACGTGACCCAAACCTCCCGGTTTCTGTGAAGCTCCGCCCCCACGTGGCTGCGGAGGTGCTTCACCGGTCGGTGAGCTGTTGGCCGCGCCGACGGCATCTTTGGCAGGCGTTGATGGTTGTGTCTGGCTAGTCTGTTGGGCAGGATCCCCTTGTCCGGTACCCTTGGTCTCTGCGCCGCCTTGACCGGTGATTTGACTTTTTAGGTCGGGCGCAATTTCCGCGGCCTTCGCTCCCTGTTGTACTGCTTTTGCAACCTGAGAAAAGACGTTGAGAGGTGCCTTGACCAATTCCTGCGCCAAAGAGGCGCTATCGATGTACGGAACCTTTTTGAAGGCACCAAAGATTCCTCCTGGGGAGAGGGCTTTTTGAAGCTGTGATACGATGTTCTTCAGTTTTCCCTCGATAGGGGTTGCGTTCTCAGCTTCATTTTGAACGCCCTCAGGGACCTTGATGTCCTCCTTGTCCGGGACGCTCTTCCCAGTGAATGGGGATTTTCCAAGATCGGCGTCAGATTTCTCTCCCGTCTTAGGCTTGGGAACGTTGATCTTGTCCTTACCGGCGTCTGGGACTTCTTTGCCAGTCACTGGTGACTTGGCCAGTTCCTTGTCAGACTTCTGCCCAGTGGGCGTCTTGACAAGCATGGAAGCCAGACTTTTATTGAGGTCGGCCTTTGCGAGATCAACACCGTTGTTTTTCAGAATCTGTGGAATTTGGGAGAATCCCTTCTCCAACGCATCAGCGAAGGTAGTGACCTTGACAATCGGATTGTCAATTCCAACAAGATTTTTCATCTTTGCCCAGCCTTTTGCGATAGGACCGCCGGCCGTGTATTTGTTGATTTCTGTCTCAGCCTGTTCGATGGCCTTGGTCAGATTGGGCAGTTCGGGTCTCTTGAGGGTACCCAATTTCTGGACGATCTGCGTCACCTTGTCCAGATCGGCCGTATCCATGGCCTCGATGATGAGTCGCGCAGCGCGCTCTTCAACCATCAACTGACGGTCGACGTCCTTCGCTTTTTCCTTCAAGATGAGGATGCGCTTGTTTTCGTACCGTTCTTTGAGCGATCGTGCCATGTTTACTTCAGCTCCTCGTTTACTACGTCTAAGTAGGTGGTGTACAGTCTCCGATGAAGGTACCTCATCATGAGCCAGAATCCACGTGATCAAATCAACAAGGCATCCTGGACCCTCGTCGAAGGAATCAAAGACGCAGTGTCCTCAAATTTGTTGACAGCTACGACCACCAAGAGGGTCGACATTAAGCCTGAAGTGTTGGAGAGGTTGTTGGCCATCGTCAATGCTTCGATCGACGAAGGTTTTCATCGAGGCAGTCGAACCTTTGGAAAGGTCGTCGACACAGCGCTGTCAGCCGCGGCGCTCCCGCCCCTTGCCAAAAAAAAGTCGGGCTGAAGGACCGGGTCCTGGGGATGCTGAGGCGAATTGAATGGCGACAGGTCTGAAACACTTGATCACTTGTCGATGCACCTTGCCGCAGTTTAAGCGACAAGAGACGCCTCCGATGCATCAGTTCGTTGTCTTTTCTGTCATTGAGGATAATGGTGATTTTCGAGTCAGATTTGCGCAGTGTAACAATTGCAACCTCATCCACAAGGTCACAGAAGTCAATCGATCTGAGATCGTGTCTCGTGAATCGATGGGGTCATTGACCTCACTCGATGACGTGAAGGCCAGCATTCCACCTCAGCTTGCGAATTTACTCGAGGCGAATCGAGCTGACCTTCCCACATGGGAAGCCGCTCAATTTATCTTGGAGGCCAAGCAGTGGGGCAACTTCGTCGTCTTGAATACCGACGAAGAGGATGGCCTACGACAAGGAAAATACGTCAGAATTTTGGGCGAGTCACTTTACAAGGTGGAGACCTTCGTTCGTGAAGAGGTATTGAAGTGAATCAACCTGCATTGTACGGCCAAGCACAGTCTGAAAAGCGTGCCGAAGAGAATCAGGTCTGTCGTCAGATTGTACGCGAGATCAATAACTTTGGCATCACACAGCGCCAGACGTTGATGGTGATGTACCTGTTGGCGTCCGAGCTCGAGAACATTGAGCACATGAAGGCGTTGACAAAACAGATCCGAGAGCTCGGCGGCGAGGATTTGTTCCTCAGCGGAGCACCTGAACCTGACAAGGAAGTCGTAGGAGTAGACGATGGGACGCCAAACGTTTGAAGCTAAGGCACACAACAATGAGGAAGTTCCGGAAGGTCTGCAGCAGTTGCTTGTGCAGCAACAGGACAACGCGAGAATTGTTTTTCTTCACGGTGACGTCACCGAACAGGCAATTGCTGGCGTCATTGCTCAATTGTTGAGTTTGGCGACGCAGAGCACCAAGCCCATCCACTTGGTGTTGTCGACCTACGGAGGATCGGTCGATGAAATGTTCAGCCTCTACGATACCATTAGGTTTCTTCCCGCTCCTGTACACACGGTTGCCTTGGGAAAGGTGATGTCTGCCGGCGTCCTATTGCTAGCCAGTGGCGTCAAAGGAAAACGTCTCATCGGCGCATCCAGTCGCATCATGATGCACCCAATCTCGGGTGGTGCCATGGGAAACATCTTTGAGGTCGAAAATCAGACCAAGGAGATGCGCGCGCTACAAGATCGCATGGTCACGATGTTGGCACGAGAGACCAAAATGAAACGAACCTACATCGAGAAATTCGTGATGGGGAGACAGTTGGATCACTACTTGACGCCAGAAGAATCAATCAAATTGGGAATTGCAGACAAGGTCATCGGCGGCTAGGTGTAGAAACCGTCACGGTGTGATACGATGAACCGTAATGACCCTACCGGACTACAAGTCGCACTTTCCGTTTTCAAGCATTCGTGAAGAGCAACGGCGAGCGATTGAGTTTGCGCTGGACGCATTTCTCGTCCAAAAGAAGCGCTTTGTCATCCTGGAGCTCGGCACCGGGGTCGGCAAATCTGCGATCGGCATCACTTTAGCTCGATTTCTTGAAGAACACGGCGGAAAGACGTACGCCGAAAAGGTCGAAAAGGACGGTTCGATCACCAAGGAAGAAACGTCAGGTGCGTATGTCCTGACAACACAAAAGATCCTGCAGGCTCAATACATGGATGATTTTGGTCCTTCATCGGGCAGAAATCTGATGAGGTCATTGAAGTCAGCCAACAACTACGGTTGTCGATTTTATGAAGACATGCGGTGTTCTGATTCCCGTCGCTTGTTGAAGCAACTGGGCAAACAACTGGATGGCACCGAATTTCAAAAGTGCTGTCGGACTTCGTGTCCTTACATGCTCGACAAGCAAGAGTTTTTGGATTTTCCGATCGGAATCACCAATTTTTCTTACTTCTTAGCAGAGACGATGTATGCCAAGCAGTTGACCCCTCGCTCGACGCTGGTCATTGATGAGTGTCACAACATTGAGAATGAACTTGGTAAGTTTATCGAAGTCTCATTTTCAGAGCGTTTTGCTCGACAGTTGGGTTGCAAGATTCCCAAGCTAGACACGACGGAGGCGGTCTTCGAATGGATCAAGGGCCCATATAAGAGATCCATACAAAAGTGCATGAAGGAGCTCGAGAAGAAACTCGAAGCACAGTTCGGATCTGATGGGGCCACCGGTCTCACCGATCTCAGCAAACGCTACGAGATGCTGGATAAACATGTGTGTAAAGTCAACCGGTTCATTGAGACATATGATCCGACAAATTGGGTCATGAATCCCGTCAAGACCCCACATGGAGAGGCGAAGGGTGGCCGTAAGTTCGAGTTCAAACCGGTCGACGTATCATCATATGGACACGAACACCTGTACCGATTTGGAAGCCGTGTCGTCCTGATGTCGGCGACAATCGTTGACAAAGAGACTTTCTGCAGATCGGTGGGTATCGATCCGAAGGACGCCGCGTTTCTTCACATCGCCTCACCTTTTCCAGTGGCGAATCGACCGATTCACTATTTGGGCGTCGGCAGCATGTCGATGTCAAATATTGAGGGGACACTGCCAATGATGACGAAGGTCGTCAAAGACCTTCTAGAGTTGCATAAGAACGAGAAGGGAATCATTCATTGCGTCAATTACCGGATCGCTAAACATCTGGTTGACACCGTGAAGTCTCCTCGATTGCTTCTGCATGACAGCGAGAATCGTGAAGAGATGATCGAGTTTCATTGTTCGAGTCCCGATCCGACAATTCTCATCAGTCCATCGATGATGGAAGGTGTGGACCTCGCTGACGACGCCAGTCGTTTTCAGATCCTGTGTAAGATTCCGTTCCCATATTTGGGCGACAAGGTAATCCAACTTCGCAAGGCGAAGAATCCAAGTTGGTACGCGTGTCAGACTGCGCGACTGGTGATACAATCACTAGGTCGATCGGTACGCAATGATAAGGATCACGCGACGTCGTATATTCTTGATTCAGATTGGGAACAGTTTTACCGGCGTAACGTAGCAATGTTTCCGAAAGAGTTTTCGGAAGCGCTTACGTAAGCCCGCGACGAAGTGTAGTGGCACCATTTGTTTTATCACCGCTCAAGAGCGGTATACTTATTGCAGGAGGTTCTGAGTAATGGAAACGGACAATCAGGTAATCGCGAAGTGGACTGAACTGAAGGGCATCGTCGAACAGCTCGAGCTCGACGTCGTGAAGAACGCCAAGGGCGTAGCTGCGGCGGGAGTCCGAGCCAGGAAGGGTCTTCGTGATCTGAAGACGAAGGCGGCCGAGCTTGTCAAGACGACTGTTGAACTTGACAAGGCAAAGCGCGCCACGAAGCCGGCCAAGACCTGAACATAACCGTTCACGTCAAGTCATTGATGAGGCCCTGGCAGCAATGCCGGGGCTTCGTCGTCTCTAGTGCCTACTTAAAACTTAGGAGAACATCAGACATGCCTTCACCGAAAGCCGTCCTTCGAGACATCACCGACCAAGGCCTACACCCCAACAAGGCTCATCGTCGTTGTGCAACCGACGGCCGCTTGGCAAGCGCCGCAGCGTCACTTGCAGAACCGATCAAACACGCCTCACAACCGGTTGCCGAGAAACCAAAGCCGGAACCGAAGCCCGAGGTGAAGCCCGAGAAAAAGCCTGAGCCGGTAAAGGTTGAACCACCTAAGGTCGAAGAAAAGGCACCAGAAGTGCCCGTAGAGGCTGAGGTGAAGGCAGCTGAACCGCCGAAGGCTGTTGAAGAAAAGAAGGAAGAGGCCGCGCCGGTCAAGACCGAGGCAGCCCCTGAAACTGCGGATGACGGTAAGAAGAAGCCGGCGGCCAAGAAGGCCGACAAGCCGACTAGCTGAACTTTCTGACCTTTTCGAAGATACTCTTTTCGATTTGACAAATCCTCATTCGAGTCAAGCCGTAGATCTCTCCGATCTTCTGCAAAGTGTGAGCTCCATTCATTGCCGCGATCATCACGCAGTTGTGACCCTCGGGATGTGGAATCCAATGAGGACAGCGTTGTCTAAGGCAGTCAACGCCGGCCTTTGCTTGCACAGCAAAACAAGTTGTGCCATCCAAGACTTTGGAGGCTTCCTCTTGTACGACTTTCAAATGTCTCTTCTTTTCTTGCATCTGTCAGCACCCACCAGTTGGTATACTGTCATCTAACGGACCCTGGTGTACAAGAAACCGATAGGAAATCATAATAGTACATGAGACGCACCCAGATGAAGGAAACCCCTTCCGGAGAGCAGATGAGTGAAAAGAAGACGTACGTCCTAGACACCAACGTTCTGCTTAGCGACCCTAATTCGATCTTCTCATTTCAAGAGAACGACGTCATCATTCCGATGGTCGTTCTTGAAGAGCTTGATCGTCACAAGAGTCGTCCAGATGAGGTCGGTCGCAACGCTCGTCAGGTCACTCGATCGCTTGACAACCTGCGAGAACGCGGAAGCCTTGTCAGCGGCATCAAATTGAAGGAAGGCGGCATCTTGACGGTCGCCCAACTCGATCCGACGTGGGCTAAGAAGTTGCCCGCCGAGCTGCAGGCAGACAAACCTGACAATTTGATCATCGCCTTTGCGCTCAACTTGAAGGACTCGATCTTGGTGTCGAAGGACATCAACGTCCGTATCAAGTGCGATAGCTTGGGCGTCAAGTGCGAGGACTACCTCAAGTTGAGGGTGGCAGATGATCCACAGAAGTTCTACCGCGGCGTTGAAGTTGTCGAGGTCGATGAAGATCTAGTCGATGACTTTTACAATGACGGACACGTCAGATTGCCTGAAGAGGCGATTCACGGCCTCAAGCTTTATCCCAATCAGATCGTTGTCATCAAAAATACCGCGGGCGGCGAGACTGTCAAGTCTGCGATCACCAAGTGTGTCGATCCAAGCAAACCGCTCGTCGCAATCACGAAGGTCGAGCAAGCTTTTGGGTTGAAACCTCGAAACAAAGAACAAGCTTTCTCACTCGATCTGTTGTTTGATGAAAACATCAAGCTGTTGACCCTTGTCGGGCCCAGCGGCACGGGCAAGACGTTGTTGGCTCTCGCGGCAGCGCTCGAACAATTGAAAGGCTTGGGAGATGTTGGAAAGGCACGTTACGATAAGTTGATCGTGACCCGCCCCGTCCAACCCGTTGGCAAGGACATCGGGTTCCTTCCCGGGACGATGGAAGAGAAGATGGAGCCCTGGATCGCACCGGTTCGGGACAATCTCAACTTCTTGATGGACAGTCGTCGTAATCGACCGAAAAAGCAACGTAATGGCCCTCAAGGTCCGGGCAAGCCGGCTAGTGAAGACGTCTACCTACAACTGATGCAGGAACGTGGTCTCATTGAGATTGAGGCCATCACCTTCATCCGAGGTCGTAGCATTCCAAATGCCTTCATCGTCATCGACGAGGCTCAAAATTTGTCGATGCATGAGTTGAAGACCATCGTCACCCGAGTCGGTGAGGGGACCAAGATCGTTTTGACCGGTGACATTGAACAGATCGACAACGTTCATGTTGACGTTTTCACAAACGGTCTGTCGTGTGCGATCGAAAAATTCAAGGACTACTCGATCGCCGGTCACGTCACCCTTATCAAGGGTGAACGTAGTGAGCTAGCTACCCTCGCCTCAAAGATTCTTTAGAATCGAACTTCAGAACTAGCTTTGTCAGGTTGGTTCTGAAGACGCCGAGAAGGGTATGTAAGCTTGGATGACTACACCGCTAGAGATTCCTGTCAAGTTCTGCAAGTCGCTGATCATGTCCGGCGTTGCAGGTATTTCCGACACATCCCCAAATCGCGTCGCGCGGTTCCTTGACAAGGCGCTTTACGAGTTTTGGGGGTTTTGTGTCAATGGCACCGCCGATCTTTTAAATCCCGGTGGCATCGCGGCAGTCTCATATCCAGTTGGATTCACATCTGGAACATTGTTAGCACGTGGCAATGATGGCACGACCGTGTTTGGCACTGACATTTTTGAGTCGCCTAGCACAAATTTTTATGCCGTCAATAGTGGATCGTTGATCGGCAAGTACCTGGTGACCTGGGTGCCAGGAGAGGATTCTACTGACGATAGCGTCTATTACATCAAATCAGTAGAGGACGCGACGCACATCAGAGTTGACATCCATAGCGGTGGAACTCGAAGACTGGGAAATCATCCATGTTTTTGGGATCGTAATAACATCAACTGGCGAATCGTTGACATTGTCAAAACGACGAAGCTCGCAGGTTGGAACGGGACCCATTATATGGTCTTGAACCTCGTCGCGGCGCCGACAGTTAATGCAGGTCAGGCAGTTCCTCAGGTGCAATTTTTTCACCGAATCAACGGGAGCAGCGGCAGCGAGGGTACGGTCGGACTCATCTTTTCGCCGGCAGGTACCTGGAATGGATTTGGCTTCACGGATGGAACACCCGAAGACCAAAAGACCTGGTTTGGTTTGCAAGCAGATGGCACGGGTGGGTATGTGTACCGAGGCGCGACCCTGTACACTTTCATCGGCGCCGGCGATTTTCTGATTGCTGAGGCCCGAAGCCTAGACGCTCCAGAGGTCCTGAAGGGACCGCAGACCGGTCTATTTTACGGTTCTGGATTTCACATCGAAGTGCCCAAGAGATTGTATACGTTTGCCGCTGATCCCAACCCACTTGCTTGGGTGACGTGGTCCGGACAAGTTCCAAGCCAGACCGCTGCAACGTACTACAATGGTTTTAACATGGTCTGCCTAGACAACAACGTTCGAACCTGGAAGACGTTGGTTAGGTCACCCATGGGAACCCAAGTCAATCCAACCTACACTGGGAATGCATACGGCACCGGTCAATGGCAACAATTTGGTCTGCCGTCATTTCGATTCGATCGAATGAGCTACGATCTATCAAACGACCAGTACGTGACGACAGACGGCGTGTTGAGCTTGACAACCGCGGGTCAGTTTAGTCTGGCTCGTGTCAAATTGCGTAGGGTTAGGTTCACGACCA